ATCATATCCAATGATATTATAGCCAACAGCTACTGGTGCGGTATATGATGTTTTCTTAAAATTGTATTGATTACAGAATTCTGCAAATTTTTTCCATACAACTTTTGGTAGCGGTGCTTTGGCTAAAGTGTCTCTATTTTTTCTGGTAATCTCTAATGCCTTATCCTCAAGCGGTCCTACTCCAGCTTTAATAGCTTCTTCATCGTCAATTATTGGTCTAATTTCACTATTAAAGACTCCATTTGGTTGTAGTTCCAACTTCTTCGCATGTATGGCTACTGCGGCTATCTGTGTGGGTTGACATGTATTTGGATCAGCGCCACCAGTTTCAAAGTCGAACACAATATAATCTCTATGATTTGCCATTCAGTTTTCCTCTGGTTAATGCAAAAAATTTATCTACAGCTTCATCAATATTATGATACATATTATAACAATGATGCTTATCTGACCAAACTTGGTACTTTGCTGCTCTGGATATCAATTTGTTCTTGAGATGATTTTCTATGTTACATATAGACACACCACCACAATCTACAGCGCATCCAGCAAAAACAACAGCTTTAATATCTTGCTTAGTTATTGTCATTTTCGTCTCCAATAATCTCCATGATCTTACTTAATAAATCAATTCCAAGAATATCGAACTTGATATGTCCTTGGCTTTCTAAATCGTTCATTTCAAATGCGGCTATCATTTGATCGTTTTTGTCTTTAACCATTGGACATATATCTAGAAGTTTTTGTTGAGAGATTAATACTCCAGCCGCATGTTTGCCTTGCGACTTATTAGTACCCTCAATGTCGATTGCCTGTTTAAATATATCTGCTAGCGGTCCTTCTAATGTGCCATTTTCGTTTTTATAGCACCAATTCTTTAATGATTCAGCGTCATTATCTAATGCCCAATTAATGATAGATTTTTCACCCATTAATTCTAGCTGATCAGAGATTTCTGCCTCGTTTGGTATTCTTTTAGTTATCTCATTCATTTCAGCAAATGACACGGCATCATTAATCCTTAAAACCTCTTTTAATGCTGCTCTACCTTGTAGTCTACCGAATGTAATCATTTGAGATACATTTTCATGTCCATATTTTGTTTTGATATAGTCAATAATGTTATCTCTATATTCAGCTGGTACATCGACATCAATATCTGGTAACGAGATGTGGTCTTTAGTGTTTCTACCTTCGTTGTAGAATCTTTCAAAAAGTAGACCATGTTGGATTGGGTCCACATCTGTAATTCCTACTAGAAACGATACCAGACACCCTGCGGCTGAACCTCTACCGGGACCAGCTAACCATCCTCTACGCTTGACTTCATTGACTATATCTTGCACAATTAGAAAATATCCGGCGAGATTTGCATTTAGTATTACATCCAGTTCATGTTTTATTCTATTAGTATATTCCGTCTTTTTATCTTCATTCAATATTTTACCAGTTTTGATTAATCTATCCATCCACCCAATTCTACATAACTGCCTCAAATAATCATTTTCATTAATATCATTTGGGCATTGAAATTTTGGTAGTCGTGGTTTTTCTGTTATATCATATGACTCGCATAATATGTTTAACTTATCAGAAATTGATTGATAAATAGTATCACTTGGCGGAATAGTTAAGTAGAAATCATTTCTAGTAAAAAATTCCATATGCTCAAATTCTTCATTGTTTCTGATCTTTTTCTTTATATTTGGCAATGTTGTTTTCTGATCCGCACATAACAAAATACGATGACACTCTACGTCCTTTTGATCTACATAGTAGATAGCATATTGCTTTATATTACATTGAATAAAATTGTCTAGAAAAATTTTTTCTATATTTAGATCGTTAGACATACATAATATATTGTTGGTTTTAGCAATATCCTCTAGCATGATATGATCAATATCTGAAACTATTCTCATTAGTTCAAACCATCCAGATTTATTTTTTGCAATCAATATAAATTCGCCAAAATCACATCCTATAATTGGTTTAATGTTGTTTTTTTTACAGGCTTGATGAAACTCTATTGCTCCAGATATGGTTTTTTTATCTGCTATAACACAGCCATCATATCCATACTCATTACATCTCTTTGCTAAGTCGTCACATTGTGATAAGCCATTTAGTAAACTAAAATGTGTTTTACAATTTAATGCAATATTAGACATATTGTTCTAGCTCTCTTCTTATTTTTTGTATTTCTGATTGTATAATTGTTTTATCTATATTATTTCTATTTTGTAATACTTTATATAAATGTAGTGCGAGTTGTTGCTCATCTAGTATGTTCATATTATATATAGCTAATTTTTCAAATGTGTTTCTGGATATAGTGCTATTTAGATAATTCAAAGATGTTGATAAATAAAAATCTAATTCGTGCCACCTACACTTGAAGAATGGTGCATTCTCATAATACCACAGCTTGGGCAATCTTTCAACCATTGGAATTGCGCCCATTTTAATGCATTCAAAAAATCTAAATGTTTCTAAGCTATAAGCGCCGGGTGGACACAATGCTATTTTTGAGTCGTTTAATAGCTCAACATATTCTGTATGTGATAGTCCATTATTAAAACCATTAGTAAATTCTAATACATATTTAAACTTCTTGCCAGTTTTTAATATTAATTGTTCTATATTTCTTTTAAAAGAATCTCTAGTACCAGTGTGTGGTATTTGCCCCACAAAAGAAAAATCATATTTCCTTTCTGGAATCGGTTTGATTTCTATAGATTTCAACTGATCAAAATCGACAAATGTTCCTATTGGCATTGGATATGCTAGTGGATTATATATAGGATATTCCCATCTATCTAGCATAAAATAGTTTTGAAAAATAGCGTAAACATCATCTCTAAAAAAATTATTAGGTATAGAGTGTGTTTCTCTTGAGGTCGCTATTTCAATATTTAGTAAATCATCATTAAATATTGGCAATTCTGCATTATCATACTTTAGAATTACTCTGAATTTATTACATAATAAGTTGGCTAATTTTTTTCCAACGTTATATGTAAACATATTACCAAGATGAAATTCTTTATGTAAGTCGAGTAATTCAGCCATATTGTTTAAGATCCTTGATTGCCATATTATAACAGTTAGCTTTTACAATAAAGCCATTACTATGGTCTATATCCCCCTGTTTTAGAAATCTTGCCTTTTGAAAATATTCTGTTTTAGGAAAATATCCTAGAATCCAAGCCCTACCCCAGTTATTATTTTTGTATTCTATTCGCACGAATACATATGTGTCACATTTTTGTTTAGTATTATATGCCGCTATCGAACATTCGTAATATTCTTTTGGTTTACTTGTACATCTTTTTGTTTTTACGTCATATTTTTTTCCTTCTTTAATTATATCATAATCATAAGTATTATTAATCGTGCCATTAATAACAGAATTGGCTATTTCTTCTCCTAAAAATCCAGCCAAATTACCATCACCATTAGTGATAGAATTAACCAATTTACCCATATCTTTGGCCTTTTGAAAAGCTCGCTCTTTCATCTGTTCTGTAATTTTTACTTCTAACATAATTAACCCGGCGCTGAATAATATCCTATATCAAAATTATCATTAGTGCATTTTTCTATTGTTTCATCATATCCAAAAGCTCTTAAATGATCTTCAACATAATTGCACATTGGTTTATTTGTTCCCGGCCAATTGTTCTTATAGAAGTGACATAATTTAGTACATTTAAAATTAGATCTATCATTAGAAATAGGCTTAGGAAAATCATTATGTTGAATTTGCTTATATCTAGATTCTAGCATGGACAAGAAATTATTTTGATCCTGTTCATCAAAACACATACTAAATGGTCCACCGTCTTTAATAAAGAAGATAGACATAATTGATTGTTTATATTCTGGAAAAAGTTTAGATGTGGCATAATTATATAACATCAGCTGTGGGTCTTGACATAATTTATCATATGTTTTTTCTTCCCCTGTTGCCCAATTAAGTCTTTTTCCTGTTTTCCAATCTATGATTTCTATCACATCTTTATCTACTTCTGTTACAAGATCAATAGTACCCTTAATAGCTAATTGACCTTTAACAATTTTACCATTTGGTAATTTATATTCGTATTTAGCCCATCCAGTTTCTATTGGAATATCAAATTGTGGTTCTGCGGCAATAATTTTTCTATTACGTGGATCAAATTGTCCATCATTATATTCTAACGCTGTTTTAACTAAGTCTTTACAGAAAGCAAGATCTGCTGAATGATAGTCATGAGTGCATTTACTTGTGTAATGATCATAGCTTTTACTAATAAGCTTATCTACAAAAGACTTAGTAAATAAAGAGTTGGCAGTAAATGACAGATCTCCAATCGCGTCATCATTAATAGATAAAGATTTTTTTGTACTACTGGATTGTAATGCCTGTTTGCATTTAGCTAAACATTCCATAACCTTATGTACAATCGTACCAAGCTGTGCTTTCTTTCCAGATATGCTTTGATGTCCCAAAACATATGTAATAAAATACTGCATCTGACAATATTCATAATTGTTATAGCTCGATGATCGAATATATGTAATAATCATTTTATTCCTTTATTTTATGTATGCCACCAACCTTTTGTAGCATTGATTTATTATTTGGTATTATTTCTTTACCTAGCCAACCCCAGCTATCTAATATTTCAATAAGCTTAATATTGGTTTCGTGTATAGATAAATCTTGATTATCTATAGTTGCATCAAAATGATTACACTCCTTTAGTTCCGCTTCGCTACTATGACTATCGTCATATAAATTTCTAGTTAAATATATCACTTTACCACCAGCATTCTGTATAGCATTCACTTCATTGATAAATCTACAATCATCTACAATTGCTACTAATGGTTGTTCATGATTAATGTCATTCAATAATCTACTATACCAAATATCTTCATATATTTTCCTACATATATCTGTGCCAAAGAATTGTAAAAATTCTCTGTGTGTCATCTTGCCTTTTTGATGGTAATGTAATATTCCACTATCTACTAATTTCTTTATTTCTGGATTGGTAAGTAAATCTTTATCTGTAATAACAGATGGCATATCTTCCCATCTATAGAATGTATTCGCATTCTTCATGGAATTATTGCCATATATATTTTCTTGTTGCAAACCAAATAGACCAATGCAAATATCTTTGAGCGGAGTGGCAAATGAATAGTTCTTAATGAACGGCCACATATTATATACCGCCCACTCTGCAAACTCTGCATCTAATCTGTTAGTCTCTAATAATCCCAATCCTTCTTTCTCTTTGCCGTCATCGTCTATGATGGCCGTTTTTATAACTAGCTTTCCATCTGTAGTAATATCAAATCCATCAATCACGCCATTAGCCCTAAGTTGATAGCCATGTAAAAAATTAGAACATGTGGTTTTTCCAGCCTGTTTATGACCAGCAAAAGCTAAAATTCTAGTTTGCATCAATTACTCCTTTTAGTTGGGGTGCTAGTTCTTTCTGTAGATCTGATATTTTCATATCGCCAGCATCTTTGGCTGAAATTCGTGGTCGATAATAATTAAATCTACGACCGCATTTTTTGACTATCTGTTTATAGGCCATATCACCAGCATCATCTGAGTCCGTTAATATAATTACATTACATGCTCCACTATTTTCCATTAGTAATAGTTGATCATCACTGATACTGGAACCAAAAATACCTACTGTTTGTTTATATCCAGCTTCGTGCATCCTCCATACATCACCCTGACCTTCTACCAAAATTATGTTACCAGTTTGTAATATATCATATTTAGCTATATGCATACCATATAACACAGCTTTTTTAAAGCCTTTACTGTATAACCACTTAGGTTGCAAATCATTGTTCAATGCTCTACCAGCACATCCAACATATTTATATGATTGATCATATATTGGTACTACAGATCTGCCAGACATAGGTTTATTTTTTTCTTTACAAATACCAACATCAAATGTGTTTAACGTTTCTGGTAGAAATCCTCTATTGATAAAGTATTTGCATGGTATATCTAGTTTTAATCTAACTTGTGATCTAGATAATTCACTACCTATATCTTGTGGTTTTTTTGTAAAGACTTCTAGTATGTCTAAATTTTTGGTTGGTATTTCTATATCAGAGTGGTTCAATTTTGTGCCAAGTATATTTTCACAAAATGATAGAGTTTCATTTAATGAGATTTTTTTTCTTCGTGTGTGAGACATAGCCCCTCTAACAAATCCAAAAATATTACTAGTATATTCTTCTTGACAATTATGTGTCCAGCATCTCCAATTACCTTTAGCTGAATCGCCATCAACAAACAAACTGCATCCCTCTGGATTATCACCACCATGCACAGGACAAGGAAATGAAAATCTATTTGGATATTCTATGTAGTCAATTTGAAATGTATTCAATATTTTGGGAATATTGTCTATCAATTTAACACAGATACTATATATCTGTTTCTGAGTCAATTTCTCCATCGATCTCAAATCCTTCTTGTTTATTTTTTGCCTTTTGATGTATTTCGTTTCTAGTCTTGCCTTCTTCTATTTTACCAATAGAGCCAAACATCTTCATGCTAATATAATCGCCATCATCTAGTCCTCCACCATGCCTTGACACGATTGGTACAAGTTTACGATTTCCATTTTCTTGCCTATCTTCAGCAATTTCTTCATCTGATTTTAGCTTGAATATTGAGAAACTTGTACATAGCCAAATTAATCTATCTGATCCAGAAACTACATCTGTAGATTCCTTAGTAATACCATCTCTATTTAATTGTACAAAACTAAGGCATGGTACATCATACTTTACGCAAAAATTATGTAGTTTAGTAATTTGAAAACCAAGAACTTGATATTCTTGCATAGAATTGTTTATTGTTTCTGATCCCATTAATTTTAGATAGTCATATATTATTAAACAGTCTTTAGTAGAGCCATCCTCATTAAATCCTACATATTGATATATCCATTTTCTCATGATTGATATTATATTTTCAAATGGCTGACCAGCAATACTGATGTAGTGATATGGAATACTTTTAAGTTCTTCTGCTGCCTTATATACCTTCTCTTTATCTAATTCACATTGTCCAAATTTTCCAGTAGATATCTTATTAATTTCTACACCGCTCAAATTTGCTATCATGCGATTGAGATGATCTTCCTTTGACATTTCAGTATCGAGCATAAGAACTGGTATTTTAAGTCCTTTGGATACATTTAAAGCTACAGCATCACCAAACATTGATTTACCAATTTTTGGTCTGGCGGCAATTAAATCTACGCATTTTCTACGCAAGCCACCACCTATGGCTAAATCATATCTACTAAAGCCTGTTGGAATACCTGCAAAATCTGATGGATTGTCGCATAGGTATGTAATATACTCTTCTATATTTGATCCTATGATTTCAGTAGACTTATTAGATGATTGATAAATACTAGACGTTGCATCTAATATTGGCTCTTCTATACTAGATATCATATCCATGATATCTTCTTCACCGTTTATAGTCTCTAGTCTCTCAGAGCAAACTTTAAGAGTTTGCTTTAGATCTCTAGCTAATTTTAATTTAGCGATTTTAGCTGCATGTATGGAAACATTTTCTTTATGAATAGGGAAATTAAATAATGATCTAATGAAACCTATTTCATCTTTAGTATTAATCTTTTCAGAAATACCTAGATCACTAGCGGCAGATAGAATTGATGTTAAATCAACTTTGATATTATTGTTTATTATGGCCTTTAAGCAACTGAATATAAGTTGATTGGTGCTATTATGAAAATGGTCGGTATCAACAAAGTCTATATTGAGATACACATCTAAGCCATATTGGCATAATCCAGCCAATACGGCTCTTTCAGATGCAGCATTTTCTAGCAAGCTTTTCTTTTGCATTATTTACCTATACATCTATCGCAGATAAAGAAATCTCTTTTATGTGTTGGATGAGTCTGAATTGATTTATTGCACTTTTGACAAGTTTGATATATTGGTTGAAACCTTGGTCGCTTTCTTTCTGTTGGCTTTATATCTGGTGTAGTAATATCTTTGGCTTCTATTCCATCATCTTGAAACGTATTTACACGTTTCTTGATGGCATTTACAGGCACCCCTCTTTTGTTGTCATTCTGTGATTTTGGCATAGTGAAGATGAATTCATTATTGTCGTCTTTTTTCTCTATTGGTGCTGCTATGTCTTGTTCAGACATTAAAGAACTTGCTAGTGCAATTAGTTCTTCGTCATTTGTTTCTATTGCTTTTTTTAATAGGTTCTTTATGTGTTCTGTTTTATTCATTATATTTCCTCTTAGCTAAACTAGATAATATTTCTGACATCTTTTTGATAGTGCTGATTTTATTTTGTAATACCTTGATTCTAGCACTAGAATAAGTTTTTACTTTAACAATTTGTGTTGCTAATGGATTTTCCTTAACTGCTTTAAAGTACTTCTCTTGCCATTTTGTATATTTATCTCCGTACTGATCTATCTTGTCTGCAATCACATACCATATGCTATCATCAGCCCAATCGAAGGCAATTTGCTCTTTGCACAATAAACTATCTAAATATTCACTATATGCATATAATTCATATGCATACTCTAGGCATTGATTATGAGTTAATTTTCTGAGTTGATCCCTACCAATATTCAATATTTCATCTATCGCGGGATTAGGTTTGACAGCTTGAATGCCATGCAAATTAATCCAATCTTCAATAGAAGATTTGAATACTTCAAATCTTTCTTCTCCATTCATTTATATCCTCATTATAATTTAGTTCAACTAACTTGATGGAATTAATATCACACCACTCTCTTTTATCATTATCTCTGGCTTTTGCACGATAAAAATGTAACTTGTTTTTGAAGAAGAATTTATTGAATTTGTAATGCTGCTCTCCATGAACTTCTATGATCAAATTTCTATTTGGTATGAAAAAATCGGCTCTCAATACAGTGTTTCTGTACTTTGTCTTACTTCCGGGTAAAGATACCTCTTCTAAAACTCTATCATGTGGAAATAGTTCATTCAATAAGTCTTTTGCCATCATATGTAATGATGATCTATTTTCTGTGTCTGCTTGATTTGCAGACGGGTTCCAACTATAGTTTTTACCATCTAGTCCTAATATGTTCATATCACACACTTAATATTATTTTCCAATATTGACACTACTTCTGGATTAGATACTAAAAATTGATATAGGTTATCTTGTCCTTGAAACTTAAAAGCCTTTTCTATCGCTTCGCTATCTTCGATATCCAAATCTGGTTTTATCTTCTTAATTAAGTCTTTATGCTGCCCCATAAAGGAACATGTCATCCATGCACCGGCCTTATCTATCATACCAAGATCCAGAGCAAGAATCAATACCTCTTGCACTTTATCAATTCCATGACCATATCTAATCCAACTTTGTACTTGTCCACCGGGTGGCCCCATCGATGAACATAAAATTTTCCAGTTCACAACCTGACCAATTCTTTCTTGATTATTATTAGTCCAAGGAGTTACAGCGGATAGCTTTTCTCCACCACTCTTGATTTCCATTCTTGTATCTGCTTGATATTGAATTTTTGTACCACCATCAGCCATTTTAGTGGCACCAAATCCAGCTGTGTTTGCTATGAAGTGTGTAATTGCTATTATTAAGCCACGTTGTCTTGGTAAGAGCTGACCCATCTTTTTAGTAAAGATAGATAGAATCTTTGGTAATCCAGCCCTACCGGGGGTCATATCTCCATCTAATTCTTTTGCTGGCATTAATGAGGATATAGAATCTATAATAAGTACCGCACCATGATAATCTGGATGACTCATTAACTTATGTGCCACATCTAAAAAATCCTCTGCTGGTAGTGGTTTATCTTCTGGATGTATAATTTTCATTTTTGAGGCATCTAAATCTCTTACTTCAAAGTTCATATCTTTCAATCTGCCCTCAACATCTAAATATATAACCGGTCTTCCCTCCTTTTGGCAATTAGATGCTATTTGCATTGCAGTTGTTGTCTTACCGCTTTTTGGATCTCCAGTAAGTGTGAGCCAAGTTCCTTCACGAATACCTCCACCTAAAGCAATATCTATGGCTGGACTCACAGATATAACTTTGTAGTTACGTTTTTCCTCTAGGATCTGCTGACCATTAGATATAATATTACCATACTGTTTTAGAATCTTTGTAAGATATTCTGGATCTTTTTCTTTAGCCATTTTGTGCTTTCCTAATCTTATTCAAGAGTGTAGTTTTTAAATTTTTTGGTCTGGTTGTATATTCTAATTTGTCAATGTTTGCTGTGTCAAGAGTCTTTTTTGGTTTTTGTTTTTCAGCTTCTGTTATTTCAAAACTGATTTTAATATAATCTTCAACATATTTAGAAATCAATACAAATTTTTTAGATGAATGTAAAAAACCTAACGAGTATGTTTTTTTACCGTGTGCCGTATTTAAATAATGTAATACTGCTTCTATTGAATATTTATTTATTAATTTATTGGCAACTCGGATTTGTATCTGATACTCGTCCTTTTGCGATTTATTCCAAAATTTATATTCTAGATTACCAGTATTATCTTTTTCTCTTTTCCTAATACACACCAATTCAGCTATATATTGTGCTGCGGTACAGGGTTCACCCGTTGAGCAACTTTTGTATTTCTGGATGTTCTCGTTTTTTTGATCCATTTTTAAATAACATGCTTGCAACATTTTCTTCTGTCAATACTCTAGTACTATGTCTTTTTTCAAACTGACTAATAGGCCAAGTATATTTTGCAACATCTATACAAGAACAGTCATCTCTTAAAAGTCCAACTGTTATTGTTTGAAAAGACTGTGAATGACTTCCATCCATTGCTTGATCTTTAGCCATGCCACGCATAACAAACACGCCATCTAGACCTTCTTCATCTTCAAAGAAAATCTCATGAGGCGCACCAAACATATGTAATTCCACCTTTACTGGATATACATCATTCTCTGCACAATATCTTTTAAGTCTAATCCAAGGATTATCAAATCCTTCTCTGTCATAATCTCCATAAGCTTTTGTGCCATCATTAAGAGTAATTTGCCAACTGATCATAAGATCATGATAGCATAATTTTTCCATGTATCCATCTATACTTTTGCAAATCATATCAATCCTCCCGAATTTTATGAATTACATCTCTATATTTTCTAGATGAGTATACATCTAATTTAGTCTTTTTTTCATCCGCTGACATTGAAGCAGATTCTGTCATAACAACTACACCACGCTCTTTGTTTCTTGCGTATAGATTTATATCTGAACCACCATTATTGGTATCAGTTGTAGGAGTAAGTGTTTTCAAATATGTCTCAACAACCTTATCTGATCTTTGTAATTTAGAGGCTAGTTCAACTAGTGTCATATTAGATCTATTAGCGTCAATAAATTCTTTATCTGCTTTAGATAGTGGTCCTTTTCTCATTATATTTGCTCCATTACTATTCTTCTTGCCATTGTAAAGTATAAACGATTTTTTGTTTGAAGAAATTTTATATATGAATCGAATGCCTGTTTATTAACCTTTTTGAATATTTTTGGATATGTAGTATTGCGTATGCTACTATCTATATGATGTGGATCTATAATCTCTCCACGCGCATATTTAATATAATATAATTCTTTATCGTCATTAATTGTTTTTTTGGCGAATGCTACTTCTTCATTATTAGTCTCTTTGGCGTTTTTGTCAAAGAAAGTCCTGACAAGATGTACTGGATCTGGTAAATTTAGATCACTTACATCTTCATTTTCCCACCTAGCCATTTAATCTCTCCAATTTTTGTTTAAGATATTTAATTGCTTCTGCCTCTGACACGGCAGAAAAATAAAATTGTGCTTTATTTGATATACCATAATCAGATAGAAGTTTATTTCCTAATACTTGTTGATCAAGCGTTCCATCTGGTAATATCTTTCTAATATCAATTTTCATTGTAATAGTGACATGATGTGGGTGTTCTTTTCTATTACTCAAATTATGATTCATCAGTCACCATCTTTAATCCAACGTACTTTTTCTTGTTGGGTCATTTTATTAATTCTTCTATTAAGTTTACGTTGTTCTGTGATTTCTGATGCTTGATGAATATTATTTTTAGCATTCTTATCTTGTAACTCATATTTTCCCATTTTTTGGGTATTTCTATCTGCTAGTTGTGCAATTGTTACAGGTTCTCCCCTTATCATGATTGCTGGTGGATTAATAAAAACTTTAACTAATGTTTCTTTTCCACAGATTGGGCAAGTATGAGTAGAGGGATCATTAAATCCCTGTTTAATTTCTATATAAAACGCACATGGCTCACACTCAAAATCGTATGTTGGCATATAGCTCTCCGTAACCTTCCTTTGTCCTTCATTATAGATAGATCATAATCAAAAAACACACAACATACTAAAGTCTGGCAATAATTCTAGCAATAATTTTATTTCTTACAATATCCTCTGATGATAGTTTACATATCCCAACACCTTCAACGCCCCTAAGTCTTTCTATGCAGTCATCTAAACCGCCGTCAGACTGTTCGTTCAAATCCGTTTGTGTGATATCGCCATTAATTACCGCTTTAGATTGTGTTCCAATTCTTGTTAAGAACATTTTTATCTGTTCATATGTAGCATTTTGTGCTTCATCTAATATCATAAATGAATTATGAAAATTTCTTCCTCTCATATATTCTAGTGGACATAATTCTATGGCATTGGTATTCTTGTAATTATTAAATGTGTCAGTACTTAAATATAGTTTCATTTCTTCCAACGTGGGTATTAAGTATGGTAATACCTTTTCTGTTAATGTTCCCGGCAAATATCCTAAACCACGACCAGATTCTACAACAGGTCTAGTAATAATAATTTTCTCAATTCTATTAGTTAGTAAATATTCACATGCCAATCCAACGGCCACAGCTGTTTTACCACTACCAGCTGGTCCTACGCAAAAAGTTATATCGCATTCAGACATTGTTCTAATATAGTCTACTTGATTTTGTGTTTTAGGTTTGAATACTTTTCTTAATGGTGGCTTTTTTTCTTTATTAGAATCTGTTGTTCTTTTTTTTCTCATTTTAATATGGCCCAGTGTTTGAGATTGAACGAATAGTAGCACCTTTGTATTGTACTAAATCACTATAATCATTTTTATATGACAGTGTTAGTTCCACATTACCTCCACCGGTATCTCCACCAGAAGTAGAGATATTATCTAGGTAGTTTTTCGTCCCTAAATCCCACACAAAATATTGACTGCCTAAAGCATCAGCTACAATTTTTATTTGTTTGTTTTCTTCGAATGTTTTATCTAAGCGCAATATATCTTGATATAGGTATATACTTCTAATAACACCTACCAATGAACAGGTTATACTGATTGGTAAGTTCACAAACTTCCAGAGATTGACATCTGTTTCATCATTTGCCCCTCTCCAAATACCAATATCATTTAGTTCTGTATAATCTATTGTAGCTTCAATTTGTATTGACTGTAAACCAAATACATCTTTATTGTCTATAGATAGTGGACTATTCAATTTAAAAATTTGATTGGCTTCTTCTGGCAAGATAGTAGAAGACATTTTAATATGCTGTCTTTTTAGAATATCTCCATCTTGAGCTGAATCGGGTAAAGCATCAATATCGCCATCATCATATTTTACAATATTACTAATAAGTGTAATTGTTTCTGTGATTTGATCAACACCAATATCATATGATATATTTGTTAGTAGGCAATTTTTATATGACACTTTTGTCAGTGTTGCACTATCTTGTATTAAAGATACATCATCTTCTCCATATACTATTATAATATCATAATTTTTTAATCCACTACTATTAGTATATGTGTCTGATCCTTGACATCCTAGATTTGTATTAGATAGTAGATGACACTGATTATAATTAGTACTAGAACTTTCATCATAGTAGAATAATTGTCCACCCCTTGGTATTATTCTAGAAATATTAATTTCATGAGTACGGTTCTTATTTTCAAAACGAAACCTTCTTTGAAATCTACCAATGTCTACTATAGATGAAGATTCGCTAGTGCTACTTACGCCAACTGACTGAGCGCCATCTAAGTATGCATAAGTTCCACCAGATTTAGTATTTCGTTTTCTATACAGTACAGCCTGACAGGCATAGAAAACTCTATTTTGAGACATATTTAATTTCCGCTACTGCCAAAACCAGACTGTCCTCTGTCAGAATTATTTAATTCCTCAGTCTCTATCATTTGTACAGATAAAATAGATTGAAATAATATTTGTGCTATTCTATCCCCAGCCTTAACATTATATGGTTCATATCCATGATTTTGTAACACAACACACACTTCGCCACGATAACCACTATCAACCACTCCAGCCATAGTATCAAGCCCGTGCTTAACAGCCAATCCAGATCTAGGCCATATTAAACCAACATAGCCATCTGGAATTGCCATAGATATTCCAGTTTTAATCATCAATCTATTCTGTGATGGTATTATGCAATCCTCTAGGGCATATAAATCATAGCCAGCATCTGTATGATTAGCCTTAGATGGAGCTATAGCATTTTTATCTAGCTTCTTAAAATGGATACTATGATTATAGGTAGTATTTGATATATTTATAGCTGAACAATCTATCAAGGTTGTTAAATCAATTGACATAATATGTCTCCAATGTTATACTAGTTCACATGTTCCGCCAGAACAAGCCCATTCCTGTTCTGCTTTTGTATTGTTTGTTTCTTCTATGACGCTGGTGAAATCTATATCTTGATATTCACGATTTAGATCTACCCACTCTTTCCAGTTAAATACGTCCTTCATACAGTATGTTAATTTTCGTAAATCCCCATCAAAATATTTACCTGCAAACTTTTTACATCTATTTGCAAATTCTTTCTTTTCTGATCCCTTGATTTTTTGTCCTATTCCAAGCAAGGAATCACAAGCGGCCCATAAATTATCTTCCCATAGTTCTAATGCCACTTCTATTAAGCCGCTCACAAACAATGAAGCATCTCCATAATGTTTTACTTGTTCGTGTGGAGTATAAACTGTTGTAAATGGTGCCTGTGGATAATCTTTATCTCCAGTAATTGGCAATAATGATATCCCACAAAAGTATTCTCTATTATTATATATGTAGTCAGTAACAATAGACCACTCTTCTGGCTTAATATTTATCGTATTTGATACGTTATGTACCAGCCAAGGTTGTGTACATAAATGCTTGTTTGTACCATTTAATACCCAGTTTTTTTGGGTATTTTTTACATGCTCTAATAATTGTATGGCGTCAATTTGATTTTTTATTTTAGACCCATCTGGAACTTCTACGCAAAATGAAATGACATCATCACTATCATTATTTGACCATACACTATCTTCACATGCCCTTGGATTAACTGATTTGAAGTATTGATATATTGGTTCCATTTTATTTGCTTGGACCTTACGAATATATCTTTTAGCATGATGAGGATGTATACCGCTGGATGTGCCTAAAATGCAACTTGATGTACCTTCTGGTTTAACACATGTAGTTCTTGCGGCTTGATTAATTGCTATCATATTAGCTATTTTAGCGTTGGTATCTCTAACAATATTTGCTCCAGCGCTTTGTATGGTATCATTAAGACATATATCATATTGTTCCATGATTCCGGTCATAGAAACACCAAGTAGTGCTTCTCTTGAGATAATTCTTTCTGACACAGAACCCAAATAATCAAATTTATTAAATCCTGCTTGTAGTGTTCCAATTATAGATGCGGCCCTACATGCATCATAAAAATCATTTTCTGTTTTTACTTTGGCACAATTGATTGTACTTAGGTTACATGCCTGCCAGCCAGTTTGTCCAGTTTCTATATCTACGGGCCACATACCAATTTCAACACAAGGATTAACAATTAACTCAGTTGAATCTGACCATACAAATCCCGGCTCTCCAAAATCTTTGACAGATTGCATTAACTCATTAAATTGTTCTTTAGTAGTTTCTTTTCTCAATAATAATGCTGAGTTATTTGATCTACCGCGTTGTGGATTTTCAATAAACCAATTACCAGTTTTGGCCTTTGCCATATCTTGATCGTCTGGACTAAAAACACAAATAGTAGCACTACGTCTGACTCCACCACTAATTACAGCGTCAGCACTATACATAACTATATCATATGCTTCTATTGGAAGTAATTTTCCTATTCCAGACTTCATACTCTTATCTAATAGTTTTTTAATATTATTTAAGGCTTTGCGTAATGGCTCTGGACCCGGAGCCTTACCACCACTAGATTGTAAAAATGCTCCAGCCGGTCTAATTTCAGAAAAATCGAATGTTATATTTTTACCATTATATTCTGGAAATAAGTCTGTATCTTCAAAATAACTAGAGACTAATATTCCAATAGCATCAGACCATCCTTCGATTGAATCAGATATAGTAAACTTTTTATTTCCAGATTTAGTTTTTACTAAATTAGGAAGTTTATTAATATGGTGTTTTTGTACTGAGAATCCTGTACCACATCCACATAGTAATAGATACATGCACTCTTGGAAGAATCTAACGCGATCTACGTATGAGGCAATGCAATTATATATTCTAGCGTTGTGTTTAAAGATAGGACTTCCGCCAAATTGTAAAGCTCTTTGTGAACCAAGCACCCTCTTCTTCCTCATCATCTCATAAGCCCATTCAATTTCTTGCTGAAGTTCTTTATGGGCCGGATTAGACTGATCAATATATTTGTCAATCATCATTTGCTTTACTCTGTCTACTGCCTCATTCCAAGTTTCTCTTCTTTTTTTTTCTGGACACCATCTAGCGTACTTAGACACAAACGTATAATTCATAAGAGCTTTAAGTGACATATTTAATCTTTCTCTGATGGATCTTTTTCTAGTGTGATAGTTATCTTATTGAGATTTATTTCAATTACTGTCTTATCATCCCTTTGATAGATATTTACATTATCGGCCAAAGTAGTGATTTTGTCAACTAAACTCTTTTTAATTCCAAGCTCTTTGATAATAGAATTAACTAAGATTTGTATCATATGTTAGTGTGTTACTTTATTGAGTAGTATTTCAATTTTTTGTATGATATGATTTAACGAAGATGCCTTTTCATTTATTGATATCTTACAATCAATTACATTTTTCTCTATTGCATCTATTTTAGATTCTAGTCTGCTTTCCATTCCAACAACCCTATCTTCTAAAGACAGCATTCTTCTATTTAATGAATCATTGACTTTTTCTTCAAGAATAATTATTTGTTTGCCATGATTAACCAATGTTAACATAACCCAAGCAATGAATGGTATAAATATAATACCAAGTACTTCTATGATATTGTGAAATAGTGACCAAATATTTAAAGCATCGTTCATTATAGCACTCCTTATAGGATATTATTTTGGTAGACACAGGGGGCTTTTAATACCCCCTATGTCACACCAACATAAATCACATACCAGTTATTGCTTTATAATTGAAGAAGTCGCCACCACTAGCCACAGATAATGTTACGAAGTCTACCTTCATAACTAGTTCACCGGGAACTGCTCTGGTTGGATTAGCGGCATTATCTATATGACGAGCTTTATTATCATTAACTGGACTCCACATATAACCACTACTAAATGTATTAAGAGCAGTGGGTTTAGCAGATGCTGTACCAGCAGCATTAAGGAATAGTCTACGCGACTGAAGCTTAGTACCATTGTTGAGATATCCACTTCTGGCAAATCTATTACTTCTAATAAAGCTAGTAGTAGTAGCACCAAAATCATGCTCAAATTGAGCAATAGATCTAGTATTATCACCCCTACCAGTAATTAGAATATTAGTATTAGCAGCACCAGATAGTGTAGCACTACTCGCTGCAATTACATATTTACCAGCTTCGCTATAGGCAAATGTGCCACTAGAGTATGGTTTACGATTGTGACTAAGACCATTATCTTTCACTCTTGGTAAAGTGCCATCTGTATATTCTGTGGCATTATCCTTGAGTGCAAGAGCTTTGGTAATTCTTTCAGTGCTTGTTGTAGTATTGCCAAGGATAGTTCCACCCTGTCTGGTACTACTATAAGCGCCACCTGTTGTATTTTTTAGATAATTAGCTTTAGATGTAGGAACTGGCATAATTATGCTCCATGTAATTTGAATATAACATAATCCTAATTATCCTAAATACAATCCATGTCCATAGCTATATACACAAAATGGTATTAACTTTTAACTAGATTTTTACACATCCTAATAGCTTTTTTTAATCTTCTTCTTGCTGTTTCTCTACTATAGCCATTCTCGTCAGCAATTTCAGTCATGGTCATATTATGAAAAAATCTTTGCTCTAATAGAGTTTTCATACCGCTAGGCAGGCTCTCTAATATGTCAAATACTTCATTCTTAATAGAAAAACTTATTGGTTGTTCTATGCTGTCCGAAGCATATTCTATATTTTTCTTTTTTAGTTCATTTTTAAGAGCATATAAAAGCTGTTGATATAGATAAGATGTAAACTTTGCACCCTTTGTTGGGTCATACTTTTCTATGCATTTCCATAATGTTACCATAGCAATAGAAGATATGTCATTATGGTCTAATGCATACATGAACTTATTGGACACAGAATTTATTATATTACGTATGTTGCTGTCTTTCAAATAGTTTTCAATATTTTTATCCATTAGTACCTCTTAAGATAATTCCACCCTTTTTATTTTTCATAACCGTTAACTTATTTAGTCCGTCTAAGTAAGTTTTATCCATTTTATCAGAAGCTATGTATTCTACTTCACCGTCTGGAGACACTAGTATAGACCAGTAATCGACAGATTGCAACTGTTTCTTGACCAAATCTACGGTTTGTCGTAGATCATTATCTGATAATATTTCTTCTTCTGTATAATTACAGATAGCATTTTCTATATCTTTTCTTACGTGCTTAATATTAAATAGTCTAGCAACCCCTATAAAAAAAGAATATCTACCCATAATTTTTAAGGCTTCAACTCCTTCTATTTTTTCAATTATTTCTGCAATATTAACTGTTACATCAAAATTTGTATGTCCGATCCAGCAATCCCATCTATCAGAAGGTTTTAATAGAGAATCTTGTGGGTATGGACCCATAGGGGTATGAACTATTTTGTTCTGAAATAACAAATCATGTGCAAGTAATGGATACTCGTCATCCGAATCTTCTAGCAAGCTTACGCTTGCCTCACTAAGGGCATTATCAGATAAAGATTCTTCTACTTTAGAATTCCAACTTTCCCAAGCTATTTTTTTTATTTTGTGCATAATTATCCCTCACTGGATGAATTATTTGATATCTCTTGGGCGCACTACAATACTATTATTGCTCGATATTTTGTTTTTATGTAATTGTGATAAATTATTCTTGATTTCATTAAACTCATCAAGCCTATTATTTTCTACACATTGGGAGTATAAATGTTGTAATATTCTTTCTAGAATATCTCCATACTTTAACTCAAATATGATCTGTGATATATATTTTACCCCATCTTGTGTATTGTCCCAATCACAAACAAACATTAATTCATTAGTTTCTTTTTCAATGTATAGAGATAGTTGTGCTAACACATCTAGCTTAGAATATTCTGAATTTTCTTGATAGAATTCTTCCATAAAAACTTTCGAAATTTGGCTTATTGTTGTGTGAAACAAATTTTCCACGTTTTTCTATACCAAGCAAATTAGGTAATTTTATTGCATAAACTACTTCACAATCTGTGGTATTTACTTTTCTAAAGTCCATCAACTCAATTGAAGTCCAATCAAAGTACACACTAACATATTCAGAAAATAAGTCCCTCGCGGTATCTGTTATATCTTTGGTAGAGATATATTTACTAGGAAATTGACCTTCTTCTGTGAGCAAGAATTTGAAAAAATCATCGTGCGAATACTGTACATTAGGATTTTGTTGCACGACAATTAGTGTCAATGCTACTTTCATGTTGGTTCTTTTGCATCAGAATTAGTTGTAGTATATTGGACTTGTGATTTTAGATTTTTGACAATTTCTAATTGTGATGCCGCACTTTGATACTGTCTAATAGCATTCAATAATTCATTTAAAGAATTATTCTTAGATTGATCTTTAACTAAGACATTGATAATAAAAGAATTTTCGTCTATAATAGATTGTAATCTGCTTTCAGCCGCTCCTAAAATATCCATTATTTTCCTTTCAATTATTCAAGTACCAAGCAATTCCATAGAATTTTTCTTGTAGTAGTAACTTTTCATTATCAGATAGTATATGATTTTTATCTCCAACCGTGTCTATTATACTATTGATTAAGAAAATGTCAAGATCTGCATATTTATCTTTGAGCGAATCCCCAAAAAAATATTTACCAGCCAGTGTGTATAAATGATTTAATTTTTGCGTATCTATATCATATGATATAATTCTATCAGCAAATACTTTATTAAACACTGCTAGGTTTAATCTATCAGTATCATTTGTGACTATATTAGTGATCTTAGACACTTGTTGTGCTATAGCATCTGTTGGTTTTTGTATACCAAGGCTTGGAGTGACATCCTTTTCTACTCCAGATATTTTGCTTAGAAATACAAAAACCACCAGAGCTAATCCAGCAATAAGCAAATAATTACTTTTCATCAATAGTTTTCCTATTTTTTTCTAGTGTATATACAGATACCAACATTGGAAATACTTCTTGTAATTTATTGTAAGCATCAAGTAAATTAGCTTGTTTACAGGCATTTGATAATATTTCCCACTTTGCTACTATAGATGTTAAATCTGTATTAGTAGTTGGTTTGGGTGTTACTTCCTGTTTATTATCAAACAAACTTTTTACATTTGATACTACATAATCTTTAGAACCAAGTATTAGCATCAATACACCACACCCCAAGACAATCCATTGAGTAGGAGTTAATAAACCTAAAATATCTTTCATCATTTTGTCTCTCTAATAGTATCTCCAACTACCCATGCTACAACAATACTGGTAACCGCTAAAAGTTGCTCATGATCAAGTTGAACACCAAATAATTCAGATGAAACTACTGTTGCTAAACCAATTGCTGCAACCCAAAAACGTCTTGAAGTGAGTAAAGATTTGACTTTATTCATTTTTCGCTCCTATTGATGTTGTTTGATTATTAACCCCGCGCCATGAAATGGACATTCTGTTGTATGTCCATCACCGTGTATTATTCTTCCAGTTCCTTTGCATGGACACTTTTTAGGATCTGGATTTGGTCTAATTATATTGTCATCTGGTTTTGGCTTAATTTCAAATATTTCTTTTTCTGCCTTACTAAAAGCATTATTAGCACTATACACAAGATCTTCTATGTTTATTTTTGATGAACTAAAGTTAGAATCTTGAGTTTGTATTACTCCATGAAATATAAATGGCAATAATAATGTAAGTGATAAAGCTACAAATTTAAGATTTCTCATATTAAAATACCTCATCAAGAGTCCAATCTATATTTCTTGCTGGAAAGCCATCAACATCACTAAACACCCATGATCCACTAGAGCCTAACATATCACGGGCTACAGATTCTCTAATCCAAAAACTTCCATCTGGTTGATCGTGTCGTTTTGGGCCATTATTCCAAACTCCCCAACTATTTTGAACCAAGAAAAGAGTTTCATTATATATTTCATGGGTATCATCTGCGGCTATCCAAGCCATAGCGTGCGCCCAAGATCCAGATGGGGCGGCTATACCATACTTATCTCTACGAGAACTGAATCCAAACATTGAACATACGCTTATGCCATATCCATTTGCCAGAGCGTCTCTGGCCTCTTCTACGGTTGTTATTAAACTGGCTGTTCTTACTGGCCTCTTTTGTGCTTCTTCTATAAGCGTCTTAGGTGGCCCGCTTCGTCCCCAAGACGATGCAAGTTTACCTTGATATGATGTTAAATCAATATTGTCATATTTTTGTCTAATTAATACACCACCAGTTTGTTTGACAAATCTTGCCGCACCAGAACATGTCATGCCTTCACCACCGTGTCCGCGTGAACCATATATGCCTTCTGTAGCACCGCGAGCAACAAACTCTTCATTTTCTCCATTGATAATTTCACAGCTTCTAGTGATATCTATTGCATTACGAGTAGAGTGTGAGACACAATCACCAACTACTTGTCTTTCTGAAGGACCAAAATTAGGATCGAATTTTAATAGATTTTTAAATGGAAGAGATAATTTTCCTTTTCCTGTTCCATATAATTTATATGCAGCAGCACCGAATAATGGATGTCTTAATTCACCCAATAATTTATCAGTATCTTCTGGATCACAAATGCTACCGACGAATCCATCCTTGTACGTCTTTAGAATTTTTGATGGAGTACTAAAGTCGAGTTGCATTTAATATTCCTTTAGCTGAGTTTTGCCATGAAAATTTTTCTGCTGTCTGAATACCATCTACATTAATATTTAGTTCACCGTTCTGTTTTTTCTTATGCACCAGCCTCATATGACTTATAGTTTCTTCTTTTTGATTATCAGACAACTCAGCCCAAAAACCACATTTACCATCAAAAAATACTCCATCAAACGCTGTCTCTAGATTATCGACATCTATAAGCATGGCATTTTGATTATTGCAAAACTCTGTATGTGCAGAATAGTTGGTAGTAATTACATGTTTTCCGCATGACATCATTTCAAGTAACTCTAAATTCCACCCTTCAGCCCTAGATGGAAATATTCCACAATCTGAGAGCCTCATAATATTATACACATCTTTTTGGGTTTGCTGTCTAGGTATTATCCTTATTTTTTCACCCAGCTGTGAGTTTTTATATAGGCTTTTCCATTCATTATTTTGTTCGCCTATAAAAGGATTATCGCATAACATCCATAGTTCTACATCGTCATGATAGGTAAATGCCCTATTAAAACACTCAACAATAATATCGTGACCTTTTCTAATTTCCCATTTTCCACAATTGAGAAAGACTGTAGTTGACCTTTTATTTGGCAGTGTACATGGCCTAAATACAGTAGCATCTACACCAAGCGGAATTACATGAATGTCTGATTGATCAAATTTATTCACATTATTCATTACGACTTCTTTTGCCCAGTTAGAACATACCATAATTTTATCACAATGAGATAAACTGACTATTTCATGAGAATTAAATTTGGTTAATTCAAATATTGGAAAACCAAAATATGTACCATTACCAACTTTGGTCTGTAAATCATGTTGATGCCATAATTTTATACACGGTCTATGTTTATCAAAATAAAGTTGATTATTAATACTTATAGATATAATATGGGTATCATCCATATTTTCTGGTCTTGAAATTGGATATAATGCAATTGTATTATCTATTTGATATAATTCTTTCAGTAGATTATATCCAGCTATACCATAGCCGAGATTATTAATTGGAGCTATAAAATTTATCATTGAATATTTTCTTCCAATAGTTATATACCATAATTAAATCTTCATCTTGATGTATATTAGACTTTACTATGATATCATTCCACGCATTTATTAATTCTACATCTCTTGGTGTGCCAAGACATATATATTGTTCTGTTTCATACATCAATATCTTTAGATTGTCGTTAATAATTAAATTATATGGCATTGTTACATAAAATTCATTATTGACTCTGTTGCCAGATTCTATCAATTTTCTAAAATAATGATTCATCATTTGGAATGATTTGAAATAATATATTCCATTAGATGCGTGTTCAAATATTGGATGTGCTGTAAAACATCCTTTTTCTTTAATTTCTAATACATTATTATTGCTATCATGTCTAACATGTGCAAAATTAGTATTGTAAAATTTATGCGGATGTAATCCACAGTGTGTCAATATACATCCATCAGCATTATTTGTATGAACATATGAAATTAGTTTGTCTAAATTAAAGATACTTACTAGATCACAATAGCTTACAATAATTTCTTCTTCTGGATTGATATCTAAATTTGCCGATAATATTGATACAACTGGACCATCTGAATTTGGCGATATTGGATTAATATTTATTTTTGGAAATAGTTTTTGTAGAATTCTATTACTAGCAACATTACAATTTTTTGTGATCAAATATATATTATCATGTGAGATGCCATCAAACATATTGATTACATGTTCAATCATGTATTTATTTACAACTTTTATGAATGATTTTTCTGGATATCCATTTTTAGTAAATCTTTCACTTTTACCAGACAGTGTTATTATTATTTTCATTTTTTCGCCTATAAAATTCTGGTATATGTTTTTTGCTCTCACCCCAAAAATGTATAAATATCGCATTCTTATATTTGTCTACAGTTTCATCTATGGAGAGATTATCAAATGACTCTTCATAAAATTGTGCTGGGGCATATGGACCTGTTTTTCTAGCCCCCCAAAACTCCTTAATGTTTAGATTTAAATTTTTCTTTTTACATATGTAATACACTAATTCTAAAATAGTTTCCTCAATGCATTTTGTTTCTATTTTGATATTTAATATATCAAGATGTTCTAGCAATATTTGCTTAAACGACATAGCTGATTGTTTGTTTGCAAAAATTAGAGACGCATTAGATAATGTGTAAAATTCTTCATCTTGCGATAAATTGATTTTAGATATGAGGTATTTTAGCCATTCGATTTTTGTATTTGCCCAACCAATCTTGTCTTCTTGTGTTGGTTTTTTATTTGACCAGCAATAAACGTGATTATTATCAATGTTAAGTATATCAAAGATATTAATATTATCTAAGTTAATAGCCATATCTAAATGTAACCAATAAAAATTGTCATAACCAGAATCACAAAAATCCAATATTGCAGCTATTGCACTTAATGTATATACACTGTAATCTTTACAAGAAGGTTTTTTATCTGTCTGAAAATTATTGAGTATAATTTGCATGAATTTATTTTTTTCATCTATTACATTAAAAGCAAGTCCATGTTTCTTGCAATATTCTATCATCTTATTTTTTTGCAAGTTAACCCAATCTATATTTTCTTTATTATTCAATACTCCAAATCCATATGATGTATATATTGAGTTTTTCATTTTGATAAACACTCATTTTCATTTAAACATTTATGCCAATTCATCACTTCATCCAGATTTGGTATAATTTTTTTATATGTATCATAATTATTTAATTTATTTGATGCGTCCATCAGCGATAAACTGTCAATATTTTTTGCTTGCAAATTCAAAAAATGCATTATTTTATCTAGTTCTAGTGATTGATTTTCAGAATATAAATCCTCATATTTCACTATTAAGGTTTTATTGCTATGATAAAATTTTACATAATTGTAATAACATTGAATATTTTTTATGAAATCAAAATAACAGACAGCAAATTCTTTTAAGTCGATTGGTGGTCTTACTTCAGAATAAAAATCATTTAATAAAGACTGAGCTACATCATTTTGAAAACTATTTTTTAGTCTATGCTTTTCGTATATTTTATAGTCTCCAGAATAGGTCATCGATACAATATTAGATAGCATAGTATCCAAGACACTTTCTCTATATAAAAAAATAATCTTTTCAGCCACATCTATTATTTCAAAATTATCTAATATATCTAGAGGCCAGCCTAATATTTTTATAATATCATATGTTTGTATTTCTTCGAACTTATCTTTTAATGTTACTTGTCTATTTTCATTGCACTCTGGATTATATGGTTCCACAGACAAAGTACTTTCAGATGAATATGCTATATACTCACATAAAGCTGTTGAACCAGATCTTGGAACTGGTGAAAAAATTAACTTCATAATATATTCTCTAACTTTTTCTTAAAATCATTGACAAAATATCTGCCACTTAAAAAGTATTTAGGCATATTTTTTAGATATTCATGGGCTTCGATGATTAAATCTGTGTTTCTTATTTTTGATTCAGCCTCAGAAAGATTATCAAAGTATAATGGATAATCAGCACCAAGATATTCAACTACTGCTGGTAATTTATTTACTATTATTGGTGTATTTCTAGACATAGATTCTATGATCGCATTATTAGCAGAACTATCATATAGATCCAAAAATACTACACCCCTAGTTAATAGTTCATCAAATTGATCGGCTTCTAGAAATTTTAACATTGATACTCCAGCCCACATATATCTAGATTGATGGGCGTCTGGATTTGTTTTGTTGTATACATCGAGCATAGTTAAAGTATAATCATACGAACTAGGAAGCCAGATTTTTGTATAATCTGTTCCTATATTTAATTTATGTAGTGAATCTAATTTTCTTAACCAATATCCTAGTTGTATTACTGGCTTGCAACGCTGGTGTATAAATTTATCTGGACACCATTTTAACTTTGGAATCTGTGTTGGATGCTTAAGATCTATTATTGGAACATCAACACGCGACGAAAGCCATTCTTTCAAATACTTAGATAGTACAATTAAAAGCTTACATGTTTTTAAAGATTCTTGAAAAATTGGACGACTCAATATAGCATTTGGGGAATCAAAATAATTAAACCAATTTGGCATATTTGGCGGGTTATGCAAAAAACCTATCCATTTATGCTTATATGGTATTTTATGAATACTTTTTCCACGAAAATGATCGTATAAATACCAAGAAAAAGATCTTTCAATAAAGTCATCACAAAAAATACCACTACGTGAGTGTAGTGTTTTTAATTGGCTTAAACAAAACTGCCATCCAGATCTATGATGTATAAATCCAGATGACTTAGATAAATCAATTGTAATCATATCAGTTTTCTAGATAGCATCCCCTCATAAAATCCTATTTGATATTTACACTTACATATAACCAAATTTTCCAAATAATCACCATCCATGTCTGGATTTGAATCTAATAGCCATCTTGGCATTTCATTATCTAGCATTTCTGGAGACTCTACAAATCTATGCCACAATTCTTTTCTTTTTTCATCTAAGTTTTTATTGCTGACTAATAATCCATCTTGGTATCCAGAATCATAATAAAAATCAGATATCTTTTCCATTGAAAAATCTATTTCATCTAGATATTTTATTTTACTCAGTGTACTACAATAATAAACACGATATCTATTAGCCATTTGTGCTATAAATAATTTATTACTTATATTTTTATGTCTATATGAAATTACTGGCCTATAGGAAAAATCATTATAGGCTCTTCCAGATATGGCACAGTATAATAAATCTGGATATAGATGTATTTCTTCAGTAAGATCTGATATAACATTATGACCATTATCAAGATTATATCTTTGATATTTTTGATTTATCTTATGGATACCATTATTAAGTGAGGCGTGTGTATGTGTATTAGTTGGGCCACAGAATATACCACCATCTCTTAATAAATTATTAATAGAAATGATCTTATTTAAGTAATCATCTTCTACATAAAATGTATTATCAACTATAATAACAATACTAGATTTTACTTGGCTAGGTAAATCATCAATACTTATTTTATGTATTTGAGCAGATAATTCGTAATATGATATTTCGTGTTTAAAACTATCAATAGCTAATTTATATTGTTTATTATTTAGTACTAGTTGTTTTGGTTGATTATTTTTCTTGGTTTCATTGATAGCAAAGATTTCAATATCCAATTTATTTTCCCTTATTTCATTAATTTTTTTAGTCTGTTCTGATAAGAATTGTCGTATCCAGTTATTCTTGCTACTTCTAAAGAATCATCATTTAGAATGATAGTAGTTGGCACAACTCTAATTTTAAAATGTTTTTTTAGATCTGGTGATTCATCTATATCGATAATCACAATATTGTATATGTCATGTAGATCTGTATTATCATCTAGAAATTTTTTTAAATTAACACAGGAAGGACACCATTTGGCACTAAAAATATATAAATCATCCGCAATACAATATTTTGATGTCAAGCCAGCAAATACTAATATACAAAGAAAAGTATTTAAGAATCTAACAAGTGTCATACAATTATTTCTAATATTGGTTTTCCGCCATCTACTATTTTTACAGGTCTATTGCCGGGAGCCATAATATGTTTTTCTGGATTAATACCAAGTAGTGTATATATAGTCGAGGCCCAATCTTCTACTGACACAGGATTATCTAGTGGATCAGTGGCCGTATCATTGCTAGATCCATATACTATTCCAGATTTTATACCGCCACCAGCCATTATTCCACTATATAGCTTGGGCCAATGATCTCTTCCGGCAGTTGGATTTATTTTTGGTGTTCTTCCAAACTCTGTTCCAACTACTACCAATGTAGATTCTAATAATCCTCTTGATTCTAAATCAAGTATTAAACTTGAAAATGCTTTATCAAAAGGTGGTAATTGAGTTTGCATATTAGTAGCAATATTATCATGATGATCCCATCCACCATATGTCATTGTTATAAATCTTACTCCAGCTTCTACTAGCCTTCTTGATAATAACATCCTCATGCCAGCAGAATTCTTGCCATATGTTTCTTTTGTTTCATCTTTTTCTAATGATAAATCAAATGCCTCTATAGCCGCATTAGAATCCATTAGCTCAAAAGCATTTTCATAAAATGAATTCATGGCAACTAAAGCATCAGATTTTTGTGTTGCATCAAAATTTTTATTGACGACCTCCAACATTTTTTTTCTTTTATCAAATCTTTGTATCGATATTCCTTCTGGCAATCTTAGATCTCTTACTTTAAAATTGGGATCTTCTGGATTTCCACCAAGACTAAAAGAAGAATATGAATGACTTAAATAACCGGCACCAGCGAATTCATTAGGTACATTTGGTACTGTAATATAGGGTGGTAGATTGTTTTTTCCACCTAATTCATGACCCACTATAGAACCAATACTGGGGTATTGTATTGCTGGCGATGGTCGCCATCCGGTAAACATATTGTGTGTTCCACGTTCATGTGCTGCCTCATTATGGTTCATAGATCGTATTACTGTTATCTTATCTGCAATCTTGGCAGTATCTTTCAATAATTCGCTAAATTTAATTCCAGTAATTGAAGTATCTATTGATGATAGTGGCCCCCTGTATTCTGCTGGGGCAAATGGTTTAGGATCAAATGTTTCTTGGGTAGAAAATCCACCGGGTAAATATATGTAAATTACAGATTTTGCTTTTGCTTCTGTAGCAATGTTATCATCTGCAATTAACATTGAATAATTAGTATTATTAATACCAATACAACTCAATGCGCCAAGCTGTAATATATTTCTTCTATTCATTTTTTAGTTTGATTATATTTAGAGCGGAATTAAATATGTTTTCTATAGAGCTTTCTGGTATTCTTGATTTAAAATATGAGAAAATTTGTTTTATCATTTCATGATCTGGATCTTGAGTTAATTCTAGCCATCCAACAAAATAATTCCATATCCTATCTTCAAGTATTAATGGATATTTTACACCAAGCGGTCTTCCAAATCTATGTACCCATCCAAGTTGTGGCAAGCATATATTTTTGCCACCATTTCTTCTAAATTTTTCTGCTATATATCCTTCTTCTCCACCAAATCCTTTAAAGTGTTCACATATTCCCGGCCAGTTTTTCTTTTCAAAAGAACACAAACCCATACCATGCATTAGTATCTCAAATGGTTTATTAGATTTATATTTTTCATGATCAGTAGCCCATGTTCCGTACATATCTCCGCTCCAATTGGGATCAAAATGAGTAGAAAAATTTTTTAGATCATCATAAATCAACGGTCCCTGTATCAAGTTCTTACAATCCTTATTTTCTGCATAATAATTTAATAACGAATTAATAGCGCCTTTAACTAATAAAACATGACAATCAATAATAAGAACATATGTTCCAATAGCGTGTTTTACTATTTCATACTTGTTAAAACTAGAACTTTTATCTGTTTTTGGTAAATATTTGCCCAGTTGATTTAATCCGTTTTCAACAAATTGTTTTGTAACTTTTCCGCTTTCGCTATTTGGATTATTATCTAAAACAATATATTCTACAGAATCTGTGTTACAGATTTCATGATACATTCTTAAACTTTGTATTGTAAAAAATACTCCATCATAATCATCATATGTTGCCATACCAATTGTTAATAATTTTTGACTCATAAAATTATGGATTCATCAATGACTCCCATAATTCAATATCTATTGCATATATTTCACGAACTCTATTTTCTTGTTCTGGCGTTAAAATAGGTTTATTTTCACTAGCATCCAAATGTGGCAATGGCACTGTAATTCCAAGCCAATTTGCGCAATCTTGTAATTGCGTTTCAAATAAAAATGCTCTGTCATAATTTGTAATATGGCAGAACTCGCAGCCGTATATTGGATTTTCTAATTGTTCTTCAACTGTTCTATTTCCATGAGCCACCATAGATCGAAATCTTTCAATTGGATTTCTAACAATAACACATTTTTGACCATTGTCTTGGCTAATTGGATAAAAATAAGCAGGATGATATGAATCTGTTATTTCTATATCTGGATAAAAGGACTGTAACATAGCCATTGCTATTGAGTGCGATCCACTGCGAGGAATTAGAATTATACTATTTCCATTCGGGCTTGTTAATATGCTTGGCATGATTATGTAAAGTAAAGTATTACTGCTCCAGTTTCTCTAGTTTCTACTGTGCCGAATCCATTACCGCCGCCTATACCGCCAGAGGCAAAACTTCCATACTTATCAAATTTAGTACCAGCACCAAATACATTTGGATTAGTCATATCATAATTATAATTAACGTATGTAGTTGGATCTATTCCTAATAGATTTAATACGGCAAATAGGCCGTCTATATCTGTTGCTTTAAATACTGGCCTACCCACACCCTGTGGAGTATTTCCACCAACTGCTCCGTTAGCGTATTCTCCACCACCTTGATATCCTCCACCCCCACCGTTAGCGCCACCGTCACCACCATTGAATCCAAATCCACTAATTAACCTACCTCCACCACAGCCGGTAATGGTTGTGTTATCATATGTTATTGTTGTATTATTACCAAATGAGCCATAATTAGCATTATTAACAGCAGCACCAACTGTATAAGCTACAGAAGAGCCGCCATTAACATTCCAAGTTTTATATGCTGTTCCACCAGCCCCCTTTTCGTAGTTTCCACCACTTCCAATAGCCCATGCTTTCATAGTGGTGGCACCAGTTGGTACTGTATATGAAGAACCAGTTGTTAGCATAACTGCCATTGGTGAAAATGGTGCCGCAGTGGTAGTAGTAGTTGAGGTTGTTGTGGTGGTTGGTGCCGCAGTGGTTGTGGTTGTGGTTGTTGGAGCAGCAGTGGTTGTTGTAGTGGTGGTTGATTGTGTTGGAATTAATAATGAGCCACCATATATTTTTTGCACTTCTTGAGAGCTAAAGTATATTTTTTTTATTTCATTAGAGCCGATATTAAGCATTATATATATTCCACGTATATATTATTTTTTCTTTGGATGTCCACTTGGTAATAAATCATTATCCTGTTTATAGTTTGGATTAGACGGTCTACCATTTCTTAAGAGATAAAGAAAGGCTTTTATTCTTGCTATAGCCCATCCATGTCTACTCATCTTTGGATGATGGCTTGTACTAAACGCTCCTGCTCCTCTTCTATATACTGTTTTTAACATACCAAGGGTGGCTTTGCTACCTTTATTCTTTTTATTATGCTCTGCTACCATACTTTTAAGTTGATCTTCAACATCCTTACTAAAATCTATCTTGGTATTTGGTTTATCAGCACTCTTTGGTGGATTTTTTTTGGAACCCCTTTTTTGATCCTTCTTAGGTGCTGGTGTTTTTCTTGGATCTTTTGGGCCGGGTTTCCCATATTGTAAAGCATCAGACTTGTTATATTCTGACATTAGTTGAATAAACTTGTTAATCATTTTTATATTTATTTCTATAATTAATACTAGGTTATTGGACCACCAGTAATCCAAGCATCACAAGTTCTATCACCAGCACATTTAAAATCAAATAGTTCACAGTATCCAAGATTAGCTTTATCTGTTATTTCCTCTGCTATCTTTAGTTCTTGCTCTTCTTCGGATAGTTCAGCTATTCCTTTATGTATACAGTTTAACATTTTTTCTGTTTTTATAAAAGCTGCACAATTTGCACATCTCATTGTTTTTGCATTTTCAATGGATGTTTTAAATAATAAAGCCTTTTTTTGCCAAAACTGTTCATCATTTAATGATGGATTTGCTGGACCATAATTAGCCTTATCCACACATATTTGTCTATTTTGTAGATTGATGCTAATATCTTGTGTAGATTTTGGACAAACTATTTGATTTTCTACTGCTTTAAGTATATTTCTTTTTTTCATATGTCACCACATTTTGCATGACCAATATCTTGCTTTCCACTTTGGACCCGGATTAGTATCGCATTGATGTCTTGCTCTAAAGCTTTTACGCCTAGCTGGAATATCTCTTTTAATTTCCATATTTGGGTCACCAAAATTTACTTTGACTACATTACCTTTATCATTTTTGACATAAACACTAAACTTTTTTGGACCTTTTGGTGTTCTAAATGGTTTATTTAATGTGACTTTTCTTCCTTGATACTCAGAGGCATATGCACTGTCATCTTCCATATCCTCATCCTCATCCTCAAGCTCTGAAGGCTCTTCCACATATTCATCTTCATATTTACCCGGCTCATAATATGAAACAAAATCATAAACATTTTGTACATATATTTCTGCCTTAGATATCATATCTTTGGTCCAATCTTGAAATTTAATATCCATCATTTTTATTTTTGATACTATGCCCATCAATTGGTCATGCATTTTTTGCAATTGCTCTATAGCCATTGCATCTCCGCTGTCAGACTTTGCTTGCTTCCAAGCTTGTTTAGTTGGTCTATCTTTATCTCCGGGTTGTGCTGGCTTATAGTTTTTTCCTTCTCTTTCCTTTTTCTTACGTATATTTTCCCATAAACTTGCATTTTCTTTAGAAATATCCCATTCTTGTGTTTGTTCGCCTAAATCAACATATTCGCACTCTAGTGGGGTATAAAAATTATCTTCATTTAAGTCTTCAGTAAAGCCAAATGTTTCATAATTATATGCAAAATCTACTGTATCCATAGACTTTGCATTAAATCCAGCATTACTCATGCAAACTGCCACTCTTTGGTCTTGATTTGGGAAATCTTTTTGTACTGTTTCATCACTCATGCATCTTGACATGAATTGTTCCCTTGTTTCTTTTTCCCCTCTTTTTGGTAGTGGCATGATTTTCTCCTATTTATTTTTGTGTGTATATGATACACAGTCACGTATCAGACTTACCTCATCTGTGTAGCATTTATTTTTACACATTTTTTCTATTACAGACTTCGCATCTCTAACCCTATATCCCAATTTTACTAATGCCTGCCTAGTATTTGTAAGTAATTCAGCAGAAGTTTCTAGTTGTTTTTCATTATTAAGTCTTACAGTTTTGTTGATCTTAGCTGGTTTTTCAACATATATCGTCTTATAGACTGTATTTGAAGCATTACATGTCTGTCGAATATAATTTCTAGAATATAATTTATTAATTAATGGTGTAGCCAAACATAGGGTGGTTGGCAGCAATAATAAAATTAAATATATAATAGCACCACTAGAATTTGCAAAGCCAGCATTACTCATTTTACGCCCTTAAATTTCTTTTTTCGTGTTTTTCTATATTCTTTAATATTGGTAATTTGTATCTTTTCTTTAGGCAACATAGAGAGTGCAATTCTTCTATGTTCCTTTTCAGAACTTTCTTTTACAATATGTGTATTTTTATTTTGGATTTTTTCTATTTCTCTCTCTAGTTTATTAGTATCTTTTTCTGCTCTTTTCTTTAGTGCTAGTCTACGCCTTCTTTCATGTTTCGCTTGTCGATGATTCTTATTCATAGTTATCATTATTTCCATTTTTTATTGCTTGAAGTCTTTTAAGTAATTTTTTCTGATCTTTTTCTAGCTTCTTTTTTCTTTTCAGAATCTCTCTTTGATCAGAAGCACTAATTTGTGGTTGATATTGTCGTTCTGATAGAACCGACATTTGTTGATCTATAGCGTTTAATTTTGAAATTATACTATTAATGCTCATATTAATAATGAAGTTCGTGCCGCCCGAAGGCGGCAACGAACCTCAATGAACTCACTTTGATAAACTTGGCTTTACAACTTTAGAGAAGGTACTTGGTAGAACGCTATATGATGTTCTGCTATTTCCTTCTTTGTCTTCCCAATCACGCTGTCTTAGGCGACCATCAATAATTACTCTATCGCCCTTAGATAGCTCCACATTTCTAGAATACTCTGCATGACTACCCCATCCATCTACATCAAGATAAACGGTTTCCTCTTTACCATTTCCAAGAGATTCATTAACAGCAATTCTAAATGTGACTAGTTCCTTATCGGAAACAGTCTTATATTCTGGATCTTTAGTCAAATTTCCCTTCAGTATAATTCTATTGTTTAACATAATACCTCCTAAAAATTAATCAAAACCCTAGACTTCTCTAAGTCTACTCTATTATAGCATCAGACTCTGATTCAGTCAACATGTCTATTTTTTTTCTTTCTAATTCGTAGCTTAAAAGATAATTTAATGCCATTACTAAACCATTAACATCATCTCCTAATTTACCAATTCCAGTGTTACACTTTTCACATATCCAACCACGAAATTCGTTAGATATATGGTCATGGTCCAAACACCATTTTATTGGCTGTTTACCACAACACGAACACACTTCTGGTTTTGGTGGCGCCGTCTTATGAAGATAGTTTCTTATTTTTCTTTGACTTTTAATACATGTATTACATCTCATGTCCAATTTATCCTTATACATAATATGTTTAGGAAAATGAACAACAGTTTTTTCTATGCCACAATATATACATTTTTTAGTTTTCATTAGTACTTGATATATAGCAGAAAACAACATTCTTCCAAAGAAAATAATTTTAGTTAACGCGATCAGTGTTCTTGCTGATAGTAGTGCCATTTTTAAACCCCCTACGATTAGTGAAACTATAGTTTAATATTTCTATCAATCTAGAGCCAATCTTAGGAAATAAAGATGGTATTATGCCATGTATGATCAATAATGCACCAGACACAATACACATTATACCATGCGACCAAGCAAACAATAAATGTTCACCATAATGCATGTTATTTTCTTTTAAATGTTTGATTGATTTTTTGATCATTATTATTTAAGTGGACCGGATGGGAGTCGAACCCATGTCTTGTGATAGTGTTAATATAGCTTCTACAAGTTTAGTTGTTCATAAATTCTTAAGAAAGATTAAAGAACAATCAACATTCATCTTTCCGTACCAACAAATCTTAGCTAGAACCCGTTGGCTATTCTAGCAGCAGAAGGATTTAACGACAATCTTTTGGACGCTACCTTCATCGCTTCCTAAGATTGTTGCTACTTTCTCAAGCAGCAAGAGCTAACTGTGTTACGCCAGTTAAAGCGTTTAATCGACTTTTAAAGTGGCCTGTCGATCAACCACTACTTGCTAACCATAATAACTACGATCCAATCGATACCTTTACCGGCCCTTTCTATAGATTGAAACCTTCTAAACTATACTTAAATGGATTACCATCTATATTTTTTATTAATTCTAGCATTTCTTTTGCAATATTTTTGACTTCTAATTGAGCATTTTCTGTGTTACGTAGCCCAAGAAAATGAGCAAAACTTCTGAAGTTAAACATAACATCTGCTGAAATTTGAGTATTATAGGTTCTAAAAAATCTTGCTGCCTCTTTAGCCCTTTTTCTACTAAAACCATGAGTATCCACTAAATCCTTGATGCACTCATGATACAAATCTAACCCAGCCTTAGTATATGTTTCTAGTTTTTGTTGCCAAGTGTCTGGAAAATCAGAAGGTATATAAAAACAATCCTCTTTGATTTCTTTATATCTGGCTGATTCTGCATTAACAGAAATTCCAATGCGATGCTTTAATATATGTATGTGTGTTGCTATGTCTGTACATATCAAGAAATGTAGTGAAGACTTTTCAAATGGCGTATGATGTCCCTCAGATGCTAGCATATAAAGCAACTTGTCTATTCTATTTCTTTTATCTTCTGTTAAATCTCTTGATGTGCTTGTCCATGCTGATAATGCGTGTGTTTCATCGCCACCATAATATCCAATCAATTGTACTTTATTCATGTTTTTGAGTATCTATTGTTTGATGTAGTCTATCAAAAAAACATATGCTTAGTATAAAAATATACTGAGATAGTTCACTTGGCGTTAATTCTTTTCCACTTTCAGCCATAATATTTCTTAAAGAAAGTAATTCATTGTCTGTGTAGCAAATTATCTTCAGAAAATATTTAATTGTATGTAAGTCAGCACTTTGAATGTGTCGATTGAATCTATTATAAGCGGCCCAAGCGGCTTCTATGTCTATTGGATAGTCGTATGCAAAATTCATTATTGCACATAACTCTTCTTTGTAGAACATATTGATACTCCATGTGATATATGCAATTATATATACACACCAAGTTCAACTACATCAATATTTGCACGATTAAAAATATCTTTAGATTGCTCTAATCTTTCTTTCCATCTGTCATTTTGACATACTATAGATACTACTCTCTTTATTCCTGCTTGGATCGTCATAGATGCACAATTAGTACATGGAAGAAATGGATATGTGTATAATGTAAAATTATGTAAATTACATTTCGCAGCTAGTATAGCATTCATTTCTGCATGTATAATGTACTTATATTTTTCTTCTCTATTATTGAGGATGTTTACATCGTCACGTACAGACATTGGTAAACCATTATATCCAATAGATATTACTTTGATGCCATCTGTAATTACTGCTCCAACTTGCGTTGATGGATCTTTAGACCAAGTTGAAATCAACTTAGCTAGCTCAAGAAATCTAATATCCCATTTTAATGTTCTATTCATGTTAGTATTTTATTATCTGTTTTATCTACGATATGCCATCCATCATAAAATACAAAAAATGATTTTGTAATAGAATATTTTGGATAAACTGAATTATCACAATATTTTTCTATCCAAACATTGATTCTAAAATGATTTTCCCATATCCGTATACAATCTATCTTGTGTAGATTTTTTATATATCCTACAAAGTTTTCTAGTTCATTTTGTGGTATGGATGTAGATTTTAGATCGATAACTTCCATTTTGTCTGATCGTTTGTGGGTTTTTTGCTTAGTAGCAATTCTTTTTTTCATTGTTTATCTCCATAAGCTCTGTTATATCGTCATTCTACACGATTTGGCTTGAGAGTCAACCACATCCTTTATATTTAGAATAGTTCTTTAATTACTCGTCCAGAATTAGCAATCTTCATTGGACGACCATTTTTAGAGGTAAATGTAGTTTCAAGTGAAATATCCAAACTTTTTAGTATAGTTGCCATTAAATCTTCTGAAGAATAAGCTTCACTTATTACCTTTTTTCCATCATCATCAGTTTCACCAACAACTATGCCTTTGTTTAATTTTCCACCACCAACTACAGCACTCCAGCTTCTAGCCCAGTGATCTCTACCAGCATTTTTATTTATATCTGGAGTTCTACCAAATTCCCCCATCCATATAATGGTGGTATTGTCATACAATCCCCTACTTACTAGATCTTCAATTAATGCACTCATTCCAATATCCATTTGAGATAGTTTATCTGGTAGTGTTGTAAAAATATCCATATGATTATCCCATCCACCCATATCTACTTCTATGAATGGTACGCCAATTTCTACTAGTCTTCTTGCCATGAGACAACCTTTACCAAATGAAGTGTTGCCATATCTATCACGAATGTTTTGTGGTTCTTTATTTATGTTTAAGACTTGAGTATGTGGACCAAACATTAAATCAACAGTTTTATTCAACATTTTAGCGTGATCGCTTGCTAATTCTCCTCGTTTTTCTTGAATAAATTTGTTCTCTATTACTGATAGAACTTCTAATCTTCTTTGCACGGTTTGATAATCTACACTTGATTGTAAATTTCTAATTGTTCCATTATAATCAACAACAAGTGGGGAATATGTAGCACCTAAAAACCCCGGACCAATACTGGCACCACCTATACTAATAAAAGGTGGTATTCCTATCTGATTAGTAGTATTTTTTAACAATTCATGAGATATAACTGATCCATAACTTGGATATTCCACATTAGGATTAGGCACATATCCAGTATGCATATAGTATCTACCTCTGCCATGATCAGCTTCCCTTGTACTCATACTGCGAACAATACTAAGATTATCCATGTTTTTAGATAATAATGGTAAATGCTCGCATATTTGTATTCCATCGACATTAGTAGATATTGGTTTAAATGGTCCACCGCTTGGACTATTTGGTTTTAAATCCCAAATATCTATAGTACTAGGACCACCGCTCATCCATAATAATATTGTACTTTTGTTTTGTTTTTTAAGTTTTTCAGCATTTGCTAAAATAGAATTCTGCAATAAAACTGTACTTGATGTAAGTGCAATTGTTCCATTGAGATGCGATAAAAAATGTCTTCTGTTCATATCAATTCTTTCATATATGGATGGTCTACTAAGTATTGTGGTCTTCCTGTTGTATCAATAATAGTAGTTGAGGAAGTTTCTACACCAAGAGTGTTATATATTGTAGCTACCACTTCTTGAAAATCAACAGGTCTATCTACAGCATATTCACCAAGTTTATTCGTTGATCCAATAACCTGTCCATGTTTCAATCCGCCACCAAATAATAAAGCGCTATTTACTTGAGGCCAATGATCTCTTCCTGCGTCCTTATTAATTTTTGGTGTTCGTCCAAACTCTCCCCAAACTATAACTAATGTATTATCAAGCATATCTGATGTCTGTAAGTCATCTATTAAAGCCGATAAGCATTGATCTAATTTAGATCCATGATCTTTAACTAAATCAAAATTAGCACCATGACTATCCCATCTACCATAACTCAAAGATACAACTCTAGCCCCTGCTTCAAGCAGTCTTTTTGCTATTAATAATTGACTATTATCTGTGGGCGCTCCATCATATTGATATTTATAAGGCTTACCATCTCCATATTTTTCTAATATGTCTTTGTTTACCTTAGATATATCTAGTGCTTGTAATAACTTATTATCTGTCAATATTTCAAATGACTTTTCAACATGTTTATCATAACTATTAAATCTTAGATTAAAATCAATATCTTGCTTAAGTTGATCTAATTGTAATAATAGATTTTTTCTATCATACAATCTTTTAGCATCAATATGAAGAGTCATATCTTTAATACTATCCCCACTTGGCTTAAATGGATTATAAGTCTGGCCTAAAAATCCTCCAGTACCAGAATCACTCCAAGGCATGTGCTGCGTTGGTGCTGCTAGACCAATGTATGCTGGTATAGATGGATCGTTTGAGCCATGTAGTCTAGATATAACAGAGCCTATAGATGGTCTACCACCAATATTTTTTAAATTATCTGGCTTCCATCCTGTCATGCATTGAAATGCAGCATGATCTCCATGAGAATTAATTATTGATCTTATGATAGAACATTTATCAATCCTTTTCGATAGTTTATCGAATACTTCACAAATTTGTATTCCATTTACATTGGTAGAAATTGGCTTAAATAATCCCCTTATTTCTGATGGAGCGTCTGGTTTTAAATCCCACAAATCGAGATGTGGTGGTCCTCCAGCCAAAAATATATTGATTAAATTCTTTTTTTTTCCATTGATTGTATCTGCTTTCAATATATCTGGCAAAGCAAGGGTATAGCTACTAAAACATAATGATCCTATTGATAAAAAATGTCTTCTATTCATATATAAATTCCTATTTTTTGTAGTAGAATCATATATAAATATACACAATTTATTAATGTGTCACTCTTTAGTGAAGAATATCCATCTATCTAGTAGATCAATATTTATTGAATCATTAACTTCATGTAAATAATCTAGAATTTCGTACATTCTACTGAATATATGTTCATGTGGCAACATAAAAAATAACCAATTTGGGGCATTATGCTTGCCTTGTTCGCACCAAACCAATACTGGTTTTTTTTGCCTATTAGCTGTGACAATTTCTTCATATGAACCACACATATGAACACTCATATCTATTCTGGCTATAATAAAGTCAGATACGTCAACACATCTTAAGTCAGCATTTCTTATATGTCCATACTCTTGTTTAATCTTATTAAATTGTCCAGTATTTTTATAGTGGTCTATAACAGATCTTGTAGTCTCATCTTCTTTTATGAGTTTAATAGGCTTATTACATGGATTAATTACATTTATATTTAGATATTTTAATGGTGGAGTAATCATATCTCTCCAACCTTTGCCACCATCAGCCACTCTATCCATAGGACCGACAAGATAGGTTCTCATACCATTTAGATTGTTCATAATGTCCACCAGCCAATTTTATTTAATTCATACCAAAGTAATCCTAGATTAGCAAATGTATATCCAGACCACATTACTCCATGTGAATAATCCTTTTGCACAAAACAAGAAATAGCCACACATAAATATAGTATTGTAGATATTGTTACACAAGTTGGTCCCATTATATACTCTTATCAAAATGAGTTCTATTGACCATAATAAATTCTGCACACTTTGGTAAATCTTTAAGTGATGTTGCTCCTATATAAGCACAAGCACTTCTTATACCACCCATTATATCATTCATAATCTCAGATGCACAACCCTTATATGGAATTTTAATTACTCTTCCTTCGCTGGCACGATAATTTTTTATTCCACCATATTTTTCTTGTGCCTTATGTGAACTCATTCCATAAAATAGTAATGATTTTTTTCTTTTTTCTGGTGGATTGTAACCCGGATCATTTTGTTGCCACCACTCATTAACAACATTTCTATCATTATCTATGATAGCACAGCGATATTCATATTCCCATTCTCCCTCGCACTGATCAGTTCCAGCAAGCATACCACCAAGCATCACGAAGTCTGCGTTTGCCGCAAAAGCCTTTACAACGTCTGAGGGTGTTCTACATCCACCGTCTGCACAAATCAATCCTAGACGCCTGTCTTCGCTTTTTAAACCATGAGCAGCGTGTGAGCATTCAGATATTGCAGATAACTGTGGAAAACCCACTCCAGTTTTTAATCTTGTAGTACAAGCAGAGCCGGGGCCAATACCAACTTTAACTATATCTACTCCACCATGTAAAATAAGTTCCTGCACCATCTCTGGTGTACATACATTACCAGCCATAATAATTGGTTGAGTGCCAAAAGTATCCCTAACTTTTCTACAATAATTTACAAAGTCATCAGTATATCCATTTGCAACATCTATACAAATATTTGGTATAAATCCAACATCATCTATGATATATCTTATCTTATCTAGATCTTCATTTTTAATACCAACACTTAACCATTGAGAATGGACGTTACAAAAATGATTTTGATAATCTTGCTTAGTATAATGTTTATGTAGACATGTTATGGCTTTATATTCTGATAATTTATCAGCCATTTCAAATGTACCAGTGGAATCCATATTTGCAGACATTATTGGTAAGCCTGTCCACTGCCTTGTAGAGTGATAGAATGAGAATGTTCTATCAATACTTACTTCTTTTCTTGATGCTGCCCTAGATCGTTGTGGAACTAGTAAAACATCATCAAAATCTAATTTAATATCTGTCTGTATTTTCATTGTTCATTCGTCCGAGTTTCCATAATCAATCCGCGTAGTATGGGTAAGACAAATCAATGGGGCCATTTAGACCCCACTGATTTTATCTTTATCAAATACAAACAACATCCCTGTTCTTTTTGATGACAGTATTTACCTTATTAATCTTTGCAGTAATTTCCTCAACCCATTCACGATTACGCTTCTTGGTATTCATATACTGAATATCTTCTGTCGTAAGATGAACAACCTTATCAAATACAGACGTAAATTCTGCAACCACTTCATATCGACAGCAACGAAGCTTTTGAAACTTAGAATCAGATGGAACACTCACAACGTCACGCGGATTAACCTTACAAATCATAAGGCGATTTCCACCATCATTATCATCGTCTTCATCATCAATCTTAATTCCACCATACCTCTTTGCATAATCAATTGCACCAACGTGTAGACCATGACCACAACCATTTTCACGATTGCTATCTACCTTACTACGAGGAACAGAACAAACGCTACCAACACTATTATCAAACGTTCCAGAATACATATCTTTATAATTATTCTTAACAGCCTTATATGCTAGAAAACATCCATCAGATGTAATTGGCATATTCTTATTCTTCATAAAGTCAAACAGTTCAACAATAGCATGATCAGATGGATTCTGACTCATATTATCAAGGAAATTAAGCATTGGTTCAAACGGAAATCCCTGCTTAATCATATCAATGATAGTATCACCAAACATATTTGGCATCTTAATACCATCCCACATTAGATTATTACCATCACAAGCAATATATCCTTCACAGAAATTATTAATATGAGAAACAACATCATAGTAAGCCTCAAACATCTCAATATTATTCTTCTTCAGACAATTTACAAGCTTATCATAGTTAGGATGAGACTTACCAAAAAAGTAACTCTGATTACTAACAATCGCACTAACATTACCATCATTTGCTATAATATACTTCATTACTCACTCCTTATTAAGAACAGAAACTTGTTCAATGCTATCAATATAGTCGGCAATAATTTGCCTATCCTCATCAGAGTAAGGCGCATTACGAATTACCTGCAAAATCTTATACTTAGACATTTCCTTATCAAATCGTGGAGCAAAACGATCATCCACAAAATTACTATCTCTACCGGGAAACGTAAATCTAAAAGAACTAGCCATTTGCCTTATGACTTCAACCTTCTCACAAATGTTGTCCAATCGAGATACGTATTCATTATACTCAGAAATTACGTTTTTTACAGCAGATGGATTTTTAGTCATATTAATAATCTCAATCCATCTAGTTGCAAAATTTCTGGAAAGACTCTGACGATTCATTATATCATAAATATCTTGATGATTATAAGCAATAATATCGGTCAAAATCTTTCTAATAAATTCATATCCCAAATGCCAATTCGATCTCTCGTCTAGCTTCCTATTCTTTGCAACAGATGGCTTGACAATATAAAATGTCTTTCCTTCCACTTCATCATTGTGATGATCATGCATGTAAGACAAGATCTTTTCAAGATAATAAATCTGTACAACACCATAAGATGAAGAAGAAATATGAACCTCACCCTTTGACTCTGTAAAATAATATGCATTTTCATATTTTACACTCATCGCACACTCTTCAAAGCAACCAGACTCTTCATTAAAAACTCGGGCTTGAATCATTGGCCCGCTATTTCCACCAGAAGAATTACGATTATATTCTACCTTTGGAAGATTAGATGTAAATACAACATCATCCTTTGTCGCTCCACCAAGTATATCATACAATCTACAGTTGTCAATCGTTTCTCCATGTCCTAACTTATAAAAATAACAGGCTACGTTGTTATTAAATTCTTTGATATATTGCTTTGTACGACTAATTCCTCCGCGTGGAAGATCATCGACAACAAACTTAACAGCATCTGTAAAATGTATACGGTTAGTGTCTATCTTCATATCAATCTTAGAACGATATGACGACTTCTCAAAAAGTTTAACTGTCATATTTGGAATGTCAATACTTTCAGACACAATATTGTCAAACAGTTTTTGATCATTCCAAACTATTGACTTCATGAGAGATTCCATAGCAGTCTTTATAGACATGCACTGATCAGAAATCTGCACATACTTACTTCGTGCCTTAAACAGAGTAGGCTGACTTTTAATTTCATGTTCAATCTGTGTTGCAATATCGTCCAATATCTTAGAGATAATATTATTGATATTGATCTTAGTCTGCTTGCTATAAGAAAGAGACTCACGACTTGGAGTGATATCAACATCTCCAATATTAACAATGATCCTAAGACCACTAGAATATTCAACAAATCTACTGTTCTTCTTGGATGAATCAATTCCATCAACTATAATTTGATTATGGTCGATAGGATATGCAATTTGCCCCATGATGATATAGTTCTTATCATCGTTATCATCAAAGTACCAATTATCACCACTCAGAGTCTTATTCTCAGCATCGTAATAAATTTCTTCGCCAATAAAATTTGGCCTAACATTAAAGAATTCATAAACCTTACGTGCCTCACGCACAAAACGATCTATGTCATATTCATTAACACTAATTGAAACCTTAATGCCATTTGCTTCATTGGTTTCGCTGGTATCCATCAAAGAAAATATGGGATTACCGTCCTCATTCTTATAAGCATTATAAAGACGGCGAGTACCATCAAGATATGCTTCAACAGTAAAACTGTCACCATATGCAAATGGTGCCTTACTGCCAAGACCCAAGCAACCAACAGCGTCATTACTATTATTACGTGTGCTACGAAAATAAGTAGTGTAAAGTTCCATGCAATGTTCATGACTCATGCTGGTGCCGTAGTCACGAATATAAAATATAGGATTAAGCCTAGTTGGAAGATGAACATCAAATTGAACATCTTTCTTGCCAGCATCTACATGAGAATCGTAAGCATTAGTAGAAAGCTCACGAACTACTGCAAGGATCTTATTAGAATAAAGACCATCAGAAAGAATAAAGAAAGCCTTGGCAGATGCCTCGATACTGAACTGGCTTTCCTCAAAATCACCAGACTTTTCAATCGTGTTAATACCAGCATGAAGTTTCATTATCGCGTCCTCAGAGAAAATTTATTTGTCGAACTTCCGTGATTATAACATGGTTATCGTCCATGTCAAGCAGATAGTTTAGTTTTTTGTTGCTTGTATATAATTCTTAATTCTATCAATCTTATTCATGCCACCCATAAAATGTATGATACCATTATTAAGAACAGTACCATTGAGTGATTTATCCCAAATATTAATATGATGTTTTTTATTTGCACTAGATGCAAAATTAAAATAATCAATATTCATATATTTTGGCATAGATAATATATACGATTGTTCTCCTAGATGGATTTTTCTTAGATCATCAATAGATATTGACTGATTGAAGATACGTGTATGCTCTTTATCTAAAACAAAAATTCCAGAATTTCCTCCAACAAAATCTATTCCGGTTATGGATTCCCATTGTGGTTTACATTTTTTGTAATGTTCATAGTTATTTCCAAAGTCATTGTAATAATAAACACAAACGCCAAAATGATTTCTTGGTGTAAATTCAAATAAGTTAATACAGCCATCAGGAATATAACAGTCACAATCAATAAATGCAACTCTATCATATTCTTCTAGATATGTTTTTACTTGAAATTTTTCAAAAGTAGCATCATTCCAAGTGTCTCCAGTTGTTATTCTTGCGTCTGTAATTATATGAAAATCTGAATGACATTTATTGGCATATTTTTTTAGACTATCTTTAGTCATATCTAAAACTTCTAAAAACTTATCTCTAAGTGCCACAGTGACGATAGCCTGTTTCATGCTTATTTGATTCCAAGGTATAATTTTTTTAATAAATGTTGATCATTTCTCATGCAGTCAAATGCATACTTTATATCTTTTGGTAGTGAGTTCCAAGAATCAAGCATTTCATTCAATGCTTCCTTTGTATTATAATTTGTTGATCTTGGATGATTAATTATATGATTATAATCTCGCAACACATATCTCTGATTGAGATGAGATATTGCACATAATGTTCCATCCCAAGGCCAGCCAAATTTATATTGACCTAAATTTAGATTTCTTTCTTTATATAGATCAATAATATCTTTATGTATGAACCAACAAATACAATCAGTATTGATAACAATTTTGACTTTATCATTATCTATACATAGATTTTCTATATCCGATCTATCGGAATGCCACCAAGTATAGTCAACATTTGGTGCGTATATTCCACAATTGATATCATTAAAGTATTTTTCTGCATCTGTATATAGCCTTGACCATTCTTCATATGAAGCATCAGCTAAAATCTGGAAAAGAACATCTCCATCAAATAACTCTATAGCCTTTTCAAATTGTTTACCAAAATAACATTCATTACCAATGTTATACCACTCAGTTATGTGATTATATGTATCATCGCTATTTATGATGATTGGTTTTACATCTATTTTTTTTAGTTGTTCAATTTTATATTTCGTATTTTGAATTTGATTGGGCCAATTAAATAAAAAAGTTTGTATATTCATATCATTTAAAGCTCATAATAGCCGTTTTCTATATTAAATATCATATTCAACATAATTCCAGCTTGTTCAATGATATAATATTTTCCAATTCTAATGCTATGATAACCTAAAAACAGACCAGACACACAGACAATTGTAAAATAAGTTATCTCAAATAAAACCATTTTTAGCATGTTCATATGCTGGTAATAGACTTTAAAACTCCAGACCTACCAATAGCAATTCTTAAACCAAGCTTCTTATTATAGTTATCATTACTACTACACGTAGCATCACCAACAAAATGTTCACCATTTGGAGAATCAATAACTACTTTTGTATATCCACCCTTTGGTTCTGGATCAGATAACTTAAATAGTAATTTTTGATAAGACAATTTTCCATCATATATGCGACTATGTAGAACTCTTACTTTATATCCAGCATTGCGTAAATCTTGTACTGTCATTTCTTTTCTCCAATTAAATAATACCGGCTTCCATAAAGTCCATATCAAGATTGAGTTCGTCCCAATCCTCTTGTGTAACATTTCCAACTACCAAATAGTTATCATCATCAGACATATTGTAGTCGATATAAAAATCTTCAGACTTTGATGACTTCATCTGGTTAAGATCAATAACTAGGTCTTGTGCTTCTTTATGACCAATTACATTACTAAAACAATTAATCATTATTTTACCTCTTTGTGCTTGTAGATAAATGATCTTTTGCCTCTTCAATACTTTGAGTAACCTGTTCTATTAGACTTGATAAACGCTCTTCGTCTTCACAGTCCATATCTCCATGTTCCAATTCAAGAACAAGACCTTCTAAATATTCTTCTGACCAACATATTAAATCAGTGATAATTTTCTTGGTTTTTTGATTCATTTCATTACTCCAATGTGTCATAAATGGTAGTATACAACAGTTATCGATAGTTGTCAAGTTTTTCTTTAGCGGAATCTGAGGGATTCGAACCCCCGGAGGATTTTAACCCTCGGCTCTTTAGTAAAAAGCTGCATTAGACCACTCTGCCAAGATTCCAAGCACACAGGGTAGGAGTCGAACCTACACAGAGCAAATTAACAGTTTGCGGCACTACCATTATGCTACCTGTGTAAAATACTATTCTGGATAATTACAAAATTCTAAACCAACATATCTTGCATTTTTTGTTTGTCTCATAAAAGTCCTATTTCTATGACAATTGCAGCATACAACTTCACACTTATCTATCTCTTCTTTTATTTTTTCTATATCAATAGTGCTATTTCTGAATTCAGATATAGTAAAATTTTTATTCCCAAGATGATCGAATTCTAGCATCCAATATGGATAATTTTCTTTACAATCATAGCACACTTTATTTGATTTATATTCCTGTAGAAATCTCATCACCTTAGTTCTACACTCATTGGTTCTTTTCTTTGCTTTATCCTTTTGACCTATTCCAAGATGATACGCTATTGTTCCTTTAGAACATCCGACAATTTTTTGTATTTCCCTATATGAACAACCTTTCTCTTTTAATTCTAATATTTGTTCTTTTTTTGTCTTCATGATAACCCTCCTTTGATATATCTATATACACAAAAACTGAGAATTATGTATCGAACCATTAAGTTCCGGGACTACGATTCGAACGTAGAAAAGTTGATCCAAAGTCAACTGTGATACCGTTTCACCATCCCGGAAGCCCACAGAGGGAATCGAACCCCCTTCCGATGATTACAAATCAACTGTAATACCATTATACTATGCGGGCAATAATAGGAGCGGTGGGATTCGAACCCACACTTTAAGGATTTTAAGTCCTTTGACTCTGCCGTTGGTCTACACTCCCAAACTACAGATTCATTCTACCCTATCATCGTCTACTGTCAAGTCACGACTTTACACCATTGTCAAGTATCCATTTAGAATTAATTCTATTCATTAGATCGGCTATAGAAATTTCACTAGTTTTTAGACAATCACCCTTATTACATGGAACTAATAATTTCCAAGGAGAATTTGGATAATATAACTCATTACCAGAATTAAAACGTATCTGATTATCTATATTACATACTATACCCTTTTTATCAATATTATTCTTAATATTGATTGCCCCATTTAATGAAGTTACATAACCATCTCCTAATAATGCCAATCTGATTACGTCTATATCTGGTGTAAAAAGAGAAATACAATCCTCTATATGTGAAACAAACTCATCATGTAATTCAAGATCGTCCTCTATGAAGCACATAAATGGAATATTGTTTTCTATTTGATGTTTAATGGCATTATATTTTGTTAGAAAGTTAGCTAGAGTACCATATGTCGGATAATGTAGTCTATGATATACAAGACCACTAGCCTTGAAAGCCCTCAATGTTTCATCAACATCGTATCCGTTAATAGATTTGATTACTTCAAAACATGGAAATTTTTGTATGTTGTTTTCTACAATATGTTTTCGATCTGCCCTAAGAAGCGATAATATGTAATATTTAATCATTTTATTTTTTCCTTTAAATTTCTCAAAGTATTAGTAATAGTAAATAAAGTATCAGAAGAGAACTCAGTTTCTATTGGCACAAAAACCCATTCGTCTTTTAAAATAAAATATCCGTATTCACATTTGTAAACTTTGTCGCTCAAAGCAAAAACATGGGGGCCATTACATTTATATGGACTAACACAATTAGGACAAACCATAAAATGATAATACCCATTCTTTTAGATCTTGTTTTGGTTGCCAGTTTAATTTAACTTTTGTTAATGAAATATCTGCTAATGTTATTTTAGGTTCTATTCTAGTTTCATTGTATTGTTTTTCAGCGTTAAGCCAATTAGCAATAGTGTTTATACTATAACTTTTTCCATTACCAATATTTAGAATACTATTATTAGCATAATTATTAAGAGATAATATATTGGCATTAGCAACATCTTTTACATAAATAAAATCTCTTTCTTGATTACCATCATTACAAATATTTAGTGGTTGATTGTTCTTTAATGATCTATAAAAATGACTCAATACACTAACATAAGAGCCAGTAGAGGTCATTCTTTCGCCATAAACATTAAAGTATCTTAGTATCACATAATTTATATTGTATAGTTTATTATACAGATAAATGTACTCTTCGCCTATGTATTTTTGTAGAGCATATGGACTAATTGGTTTAATATTTTCTTTTTCGTTGGTTGGAAAATGTTCGCAGTTTCCATATACTGATGATGAACTACTATAAATAATTTTAGTAACATTATTTTGTCTCATACACTCTAAAATTTTAATAGTGGTATCAACATTACTGTTATTTGATTCATACGGATAGTCTATCGAAAATTGAACATTTGGTAAAGCAGCACAGTGAAATACAGCATTGACTTCTTTAAAGTATTGTGATAGATCTTTGATCGGAGTTAATGATAGATCAATATTAATAAAAGAACAAGACGCATTAATATTTTCTAATGATCCAGTTGATAGATTATCTAGTACAATAACTTCGTGACCATTCTGTATTAATTGGTCAACTATATGACTTCCTATAAATCCGGCCCCACCAGTTACTAAATATTTCATATAAACTCTAACTCCACTTGACCATCTTTTAAAGTCAAATAAGAACAATCTTTTTCTGTCCAGCATCCACTATTAGTATACCACACAGAATGGCTTTTGTCAATGATCGGATGATGAGTATGCCCTAAACATACAACGTCAACGCCTTTTGATATAGCATATTTGCGAGAACTACTAATCATATTTTCTGTGCATCTTAAATAGATTTTGGATCGATTCTTTATAAGTTTAGGTAGGAATCTTTTATCGAATCTTTGGATTGTTCTATATAAATAATCTGCTACCTTTGTGGTTTTAGGATACTTATATATAAAATCATCAAATTTATCACCATGTAAACATAATACTATTTTATTTCCGCTAACAAAAGAGTATTCGTCTTTAAAATCTACTCCTATTAAGTGAGAAATAATCTCCGCGTCACCATCATGATTTCCTCTTATCCAGACTATTTCCGTATGTTTGCTCAATGTTCTAAGCAAAGATAGTATATTCCAATGATTCTTTTTTAGTCTGCGAAAATCTAAATTATCAAACAGATCGCCATTGATAATCAATCTATTTGTTTTAGAATCTATCAACTCTAAAAAATCATATAGTTTTTTACTTTCACAAACATCACTACCCAAGTGAATATCGCTAATTATGATAGCATCATTCATATTGAATAACGTCGTTATTATTCCTGCTTATAAAGGCAGCGAAAGTTGAGGCGGATACATTTTCATTAATAAATCTCGACGACCCATCTGCCATTACAACAACCATGCCACCAGCATGAAAACTATTTGGTTCACTATCATTATTACAATTCATAATACAGGTACCGGTACTTCCGGTGGTATTTAAATTACCAGTAGTTTTATCTGATCCATCAAGAGAACCAGCACCACCATCTGGATCAATCCAACCATAACCTTCTGGCCTTGGTAAAACTATGCCTCTACTTTTGCCAAGCACAAACCATTCTGGCCTTCCAGCACTTTCCATTGTTAGTATTGTTTTAGACATGCCATCAACCATTTCTGATTCTCTAGTTGGTCCCGTTCTATTTAAAGAACCCTCAATATCTGCACCGGGATCGGGCAATCCATTAGCAGTATAAAATGCTCGACGTATTCTATGCATAACAATATAATCAGAAGGCCCAAGTGATTTACCAATTATGTTTGCTGGTGCCGTGGCATCGGCCACTATTCGTGGATAACCTTTACTACTAGGACATATAAATAATGGTATGGTTTTTTGTCCATTGGTGATATTAACTAGTGAATCCCATCTTTGATTGATATCATATAATTCTGCTAATGATCCTTCTTCAAAAAATGGTAGTAAAGAAATGCACCAACTTGTTGGACTATTTGTGCCGTCTAATGGTCTTGATCGCGGAAAAGATTTGCGAATAGACATATGATTATGGAACGCTAATCCTTGTTGTCTAGCATTATTTAGACATGAACTTCGTCTGGCCGCTTCTCTGGCACTTTGTACCGCTGGTAAAAGTAATCCAATGAGAACAGCTATGATTGCAATAACAACCAATAATTCAATAAGTGTAAATCCTTTTTTCTTCATTATATTTCTCACATAGGAAGGATATATGGCGGGATTGGTTTACAATAAACCAACTATATGATAGTAGATTAAAAAATCAAAATTATTATGTTAGAATTGTGTTAAAGATCTATATTAACTTCATACTCTATGATCATACTTATACCATGCTCGTAATTGCTGACTAAACTCATATAAAAATGATTGAGTCTTTAATGACTTGCTCATTATCTCATATTCTCTTTGATCTTCTATAAGATCGAATTCAAATATAGCCCTCATCATTTGCTCCAAAATGTTTCAATATTACCTGTTTAGCCGGGAAATTCTGGAGGAGTCCACTTGTTGTCTTTATTCCTACAACTATTACATAGTGTGGTTATCCATCCACCTTTATTTGGTTTTCCGCTATTACCACAAACTTCACAGATTTTATAACTCATTTCTTCTGCCATGTCTATAATACCTTCAACATAATCGTCGCCGCCACTAAAGTATATTCTAAGTCCACCAAACTTTTCCTTTATCTGATCAAACTTAACAGGAACGTAGTCTAAGTCTGATTGATCATTTAGTGTGCCATATTTATTTCTTACCGCTATTCTTTCAGAAATATTTTGTTCATGCTGAAATATTCTCCAACAAACAGACGATAATAGTTCATACCATCCATCGTTACATTCAATACCCCAACACATACATGATTCCATACAAGATTTGCTCGTATTGGAAAATAGTTGTGGATATTTTTCGAATATGGTATTTTGTAATTCTTGATTCATGATTAAATCTTGTATATCTCTAACTCATTTAAACAAATAAATTTTGTCTTACCATATGTAGTTTTTTTACTTACATGATAGTGTCCATGAATCCAAATATCTGGTTGATGAATATGAAGTAATTCATTCAACGCCCAGCCTGTCATATTTTGATATACTCTTTGATCTGGACGAAGCATTGTTGTGACCATACTACTAGGGCAATCATGTGTAATCACTATATTTGGTTTTATGTTCGCATACAATTCCATAGCTTTATTAAATTCATCAATAGAAAGCTGTTCATTCTGCCACCAATCAATACCAATGGTTCGTGTTTTGTGATCTATCGAGTAAGCACCACGATAGAAGAAAAACTCTACATCGCCAAGTTTAAATAAACCATAGTCACCAAGATAATGTGGAAAATTAATTATTTGGTCATAATTATCATGATTTCCAGCTACAATTTTATGACACTGTGGATCAACATCTTTTAGAATTTCATAATTGAATCCAAAGTCGCCTAATTGAACTGTATATGGATAACAATCCTTTTTTTGAATGATTTCATGATAATTTTTGTATTTACCATGAACATCACCAATTATAGTAAGCATATGGTCTTCTTTTTATTCAGAAGTTTCATTAAAGATAGATTCGGAATTGATAACAAGTACTAATTGATCATCGCCCTCTGGATCATCTATTAGCCATGTATCACAATTATATTCATCACCACTTGCTGCATTGTGTACTATAACAGGACTACTCCATAGTTTTTGATCTAGATTATGTATATCATTTGCCTTTTTATGCAATAAATTATATAGGTCTAGCCATGTCATATTATTCATTAATTTCTCCCTAAAATTGAAACTCATCTATTTTATAACTGGATTGATGATCTAGAAATTTATTATCAGTCATGTGATTAAATATTGATCTTATCAATGATGAAGTACTATCTGCGGATTGATGATCGCTACCCTTGTTCCAAAAATACACCCTTTGATTATTTTCATCTTGTGTCTTACTTACTTCGTAAGAATGCTTTTCAGCCCAAAGTTTTATTTCTTTCCAAGTCATATTACCATGATACCACGCAAATCAAAAATGTCAATCAAAAAATAAAAAATGCGTCTTTTTCAGTATACAGAAAAATGACGCAAAAACTCTATGGCTAATTAAACCAAATATCAACCTCTACGCCTACGATTAGCAAAACCATATCTTGTTTCGCCGCTACGGCCAACTGTTCTTACAACATTAAATCCAGAACTATGAGCTAGTTCCTTGATGTCGCTAACAGTAGCACGTAGATTAGAAACACCAAACATACCAAACGCACTATCGGCCGATAGTGTTCTACCACTAGATAGATAATTAAAAACCTTGTCCTGCTTACTTAGCATTGCTGACATTCTAACCTCCAAAATTGTGGCACTAAAATCAAGACATTCTGAGTTTGCCACTACTCAAAATATCATACTATTGTAATGGTGTATAATTTATATTATGTAGATTATTATCTTTATACGTCCAAAATATCATTTTTTGAGACTTGTCGTCCCAAGCACATTCTATTATGTCGCTTGCTGCCAGTTTTGACAACGCGGACTGATATATTTGTTCTGCAATTTCGTATAACATATTCGCATATATATCTTCATTAAGTATTTTTACACCAGATTCATCATGAGTTTTACATTTTCTATTAACTATTTCTTCGCATTGTCGAAGTGTTATAAATTCATCTATATTGGTTTTTTCTGATATGTTATCAGATAGCGAAAATACGGCTTCCTTTCTAAGGATTTCACAAAATCTAGACATATCTTTAATAAAGAAATGATCCATATATTTATTTGTCCAGCACTATATCTCGTAAAATATTTAAATATGAGTATACTTCTGATGGAGTCATTTCAAAACCAGCCTCTGCCGCTTCTCTTCTTAATTTTAGTACTTGATGATTGTCAATATTTTTTAATGCTATAGCATATTGAGATTTATTTTTTCTTATTTTATTCAACCATTGATCAATGTCATTCATAATTATTCCTTATTATCCATAGTAGTTTCAATAATTTTTGTCATCCTATCTATCCAATTCTTATGCGTACTTATTCTAGTATGTAGAGATCGATCATTATAATCAGAGTTTAGTTTTTTATCCTTATGTGAAGTATAAATTGATGAATTGATTCCAGCTAACCTATTTGCTATAAACAAACCACCACCACTATCACCATTTGCTATTAAAAATTCTAATTCTGTATTTGGTCTATCTAGTAATGAGCATTCTAGCATACCATCTGTCACTGAGCTAATTCTATTAGATCCGGCTCTTTTCTTTCCATCTACACGAAAACATCCAATATCATGTGTTCCACTATTTCCAAAGCCGCTAATACTGCATATTTTATTTAATTCATCTTGATTTTCATATAGTTCTGGATAGTATGATATTTCTATTGGTTTAGTCAAATGTCCTATTGCTATGTCATTTGGAGATATCTTGTTAGATTTTTCATCTTCATCAAAAGAAGATGGATATAGTGACAAATCAATTTCTATTTCTTCGTTTTCATGAATGATAACTGACTTATTACTTTCAGATATTACATGTGCAGCAGTCAATATTATTGTTGGTTTAATTAATACACACGATGCGATATAGTGATACTTTACCCCATCTTTTAACACATAACATTTAATTTTAAGTACGCATTCATGTTTTTCACCATAGTTAGTATACTTTGTATCATCGACTTTTGGTAAAATTGTGCCACCAATTGCACATTGATTTAATAAAATTGCTACCATGAATATGATTATTTTCATTTTTATACTCCTTTGGTAGCTGCATATGTTTGAATTTTATTAAATGTGGACGATGGACCCTTTTATTATAGTATTCATTACAGTCATTAACAACATCAGTATTCCAACTCTTCCAATCGCCCAAATGTCCAAAAATAAAATGACAATAATCATCACATAAAGTTATTAAATTACTAGTATCTAATTCCTTGGTGTTATCTACGTGATATGGTATAATATGATGAACTTCTAGTCTTGTTTTTCTTCCACATGCAGCACATTGTTTGTTGTTTTTTAGAAATTCATCTCTGACCTTTTTCCAAGATGACGATCTTCCAAATAGATCTTTGTGAAAATTAAAAAACATATTAGTGTATTCCAAATTCCATACATAGTATACACATTAAGTGATGGAAGGTTGATGCTTCTGTAATTTTATTAACTTATGTTTTGTTTTATATATTCCAGTATCATTATGATATGTATCTGGCCCCATATAAATATGACAAAAGCCACTATTTTTATCTACACCAAAAGCCCTAATACCATTTTCGTCTAAAGATTCAACCATAAATGATCCTTTATGGCCCATAGATATTGATTCTTGTCCATTACTATAATATGGACCACCCTTAACTTTTATTCTATCGCCCTTTTCAAGTGACTTCCAATCTATTTTAATAAATCTCTTGTTTTTCTTAGTCTTTACACTATCCTTAAATGTGAAGTTTGAGCCACATTCAGCACAAACATATGCTCTAGCACCACACAAAGCACCACACTTTTTACAGGATTTCTTACCTTTTGGCATTATTACCTCACTTATAGTTTCTGGAAAACTCGCCTTGAATATCGCTCACAAAATTTGGATCATCTTTATAATCTGGACCAGTAATAAACTCTTGAGGCACATTGACAGACTGCCCCATGTTCATTTTAGAAAACATACCACCCTTTTGTTCATTCCAATCTAAGAAACCAAACTTACTCCAATACAAATATGAAAAACCATTGTAAGACTTAGTATCTCTTAGTAGTTTTTCCATCATTATGCAAAGTTTTTGCTTGCAAGATTGTGGAATATTGCTGGCTAGTAAATTATTAATTGTTGTTTTTGAGTAATCTAAAAAATCTAAAGAAACTTGTTTTCTTAATTTTGCCATGAATACAGCTCCTATGGGTTCTTTAGAGTATACCATAGTTATCGTCATCTGTCAAGCAGAACTTTAGTTACTTTTGTTCTAGTTTGGGTATTGAAGCAGTATTATCGTATGCAATATTAACAATTCTTATTTGAAGGAATGAATCTTTATCAGTGTCTGATTTTGAAATTAAATCTTGAATTTTTTGAATAAGTAAATTAGCATCTATCTTATCTGTTATTTTTATATGTATCATTATTGATGATATTCATGTAAGTAATATATGTCATCATTCTATTAATCATATTTGACTGTACTT